AAGGAATCGTTTCTGAAACAGGGTTAATTATAACCGATGGAAGACCTACTGGATTATTTCAGGGTCCAGATGAAAGCCTTTCTTTAGCTTTCCAGAGTGGGGTTTACATTACTGGTGGCGCAGACTTGCATGTAGAAGGTAGGATTTTCGCAGACGAAATCGAGGCTTTAGACTCGATAGTTGGTGAGTCTGGCGCAATGGTTCTTACAGATGGTAGAGACCCTGCACTGTTCGAGGGTCCAGATGAAAGCCTTTCTCTAGCTTTCCAAAGCGGTGTTTACATTACTGGTGGCGCAGACTTGCATGTAGAAGGTAGGATTTTCGCAGACGAAATCGAATCTCTAGATTCCATAGTTGGTGAGTCTGGAGCCATGGTTCTTACAGACGGTAGAGATTCTGCATTGTTTGAGGGCCCAGATGAAAGCCTTGCTTTGGCATTCAATAGTGGGGTTTTCATTACGGGCGGAAGTGGGTTGTATATTGATGGCGAGTTATTTATAAGCGGGAAGTCGATAGAATCCTATTTCCCCGCTAACTCCAACAATAACAACAACAACAGTTCCTTAGTTACTGACCCTGATGTAGTTTACATAACAGGAGCGCAAACGATTCAAGGCGGTAAGAAATTTTTAGAGCCAATCACAGGTAGTTTGTCTGGAGAGGCTCTTTATGTTAAAAGCGGTGTTTACACTAGTGGAGATCAAACAATCAGCGGAAGAAAAGACTTTGAAGGAGATCTTTTTGTTAGCGGTGTGCCTTTTACCGATTATATAAGTCCTAAGTTTTATGAAACTATAAATTCTAATTTTTGGTGGAATTTTAGTACTACAGGCGTTTATTTGCCTATTGCATCAGCAGGTCACTTTCATTACAAATCACAGGGTAATGCCTCAAAAGATGCCATGGGAGCAACTGCGGTAGAGTCTGGAATGAGAATGGAAAATATAAAACTAATGAATACCGCTGGTAAAGTTAAAGGAATTACATTTTCAGTAACAAAAACAAATCCCCATGGAATACCTAATCCGCAATTTGATATAATAAGCGGAAAGGCAATTGATTATAATTGTCAATCTATTTCGCCCGAAAGAGTTGATACATTTTATTTTCTTGATGAATTGGGACGAGAATCAATTGAAACTATTGAATCTACGAATTTTTCTTATCCCCAATGGGAAGACACTTACAATATTTACAAAAGTAGAGTTGAAAATGCTCAAATAACATATCCGTGTTGCTACCCATTAAACCCTGCTGGTGGAACGCCTGCAAACTATAATTCTCCTCAAAAATATATTTCTTATACTTATGATTTTGTAGAACCTAAACATTTCGAAAAGGGAACTTATTTAGCGGTCTTAATGAATAAAGGAGGAGTTACGGGAGTTGAATGTAATCAAGGAGATATAGATCAAGCTATATTTGTATCAATGATTATAGAGAACGAAATATAAACAAAAAAATCTAAAATATTTTTTTAACTAATCCGTAAAAAATAAAAGATACTAAAGGCCAAGAAAACATTGCGCACGGAATTATAAGAGGTGAGCATGTTGTAGTTAGAAAAATAATTAAAGACACTATCCAAGATAAGTGTGTCGATAAACATAGAGGACAGGCTAAAAGTTCTCCAATATAACCGTAGTTTAAAAGTAAATGATCTTCGAGATCTTCTGTTGTGTAAATTTCAGGCTTATTTTTTTTAAAAAATATAAAAAACTTAAAGAAGTGAACTGATATGTTGGTAAACTTCCAGACGACTATTAAGTTAGAAACTATGACAGCTCCTAAAATATAATAAATAGCCTCCTCAATCATCCATTATGTTTCTCCAGACTATTGGTCTGTATTTTTGAAATACAGCTTTTTTCCTACAAGAAGAACATCCTCCTGGAACATTCATATCTTTATTGAAATTTTCCTTTATGGCTTCGCAGTCTTTTATTTTTTTTCCTAATTTATCTTCGCATATATTTGGCCTCAACAAAAAGGCAGAAATTATTTCTTCTCTTTGGAAAGCTTCCATATTACAATTCTATTTTCCAATTCTTAGTTTCCACAGTTTTAGGCTTGTCTTTTGGGTGTTTAGCTCCCCCTCTTTTTTTAGAATATTCTTTAAAGTATTTTTGTTTTATGGGGTCAACTCCTCCATTTTGATCTGCTCTTTTTTCTGAAAGCTCAGCGCTTCTATCCATCCTATCCCCAACAGTATCCTTGTCAGATGACTTTGACACAAAATCATTAGAGCTCCAGGGGTCAAAAGAACCAACAGTATTTAACTGGGAAGTCGTGAATTCTCTTTGCCACTTCAAGCCATCTTCATCTATATAAATATGTTCATCATTCATCGACTGGAAAACCTCAATCAAGTCTTCTGTAACTGGATTTTTGTAAATGTATATTGGCATCTGTACTAGTTACACCTAAACTACATAGAGATTATTTTCAAAATAGAATCTACAGTTTTGCTATAAGTAAATTCGTCTTTTAATTTAGCTCCTTCAATATTGTATTCTTTGCTAACTTCTTCTGCTTTTGTAAAAGATTTTAAAATTTCTTCTTCTGTAATAGTGTTTATCTCTCCTTGATTTATTGGCGAGTTTTTATTAAAAAACACCCCGTCTTCGGCTGATTCTTTTCCAGAAGGTTCGACTAATATAGAATTGCTATTATTGGCCCAGTCTTTGTGCGAAGTACAATTCATGACTATGCTCCACTTACCTAAGCAAGTCGCATTGAATGCTGGAAGGTTCCATCCTTCTGCACCACTAAGTCCAGACAAGTCAATATCAATAGCATTTAGTACCTCATTAACTTCGGAGTTTGTCTTAAGCCTTGGAAGGAAATTTATATTACCATAAACCTTGCCTTCTAAGGTTTGACCTATAATATTATTCATTTGATCTTGCTTAAAGAATGGGTTTAAAACACAGCATGTTAATTGATAGTCAGGGTTATTTCCATATTTTTTAGCCCAAGCTTTTATAACTTTCCCAGTATGCTTTCTTTTTTCCCATTTACCTATAATCCCAAAATGGGTTTTATTATTTAAATACTGTTTTTTTGTATCAAAAAAATCTTCATCAAACCCTAATGGCACAGAATGGACATTTTCGCAATTGACACTTTCAAAACATTTTCTAGCATGAGAACTACTAAAAATTACTTTATCATGCATGTCGCATGTATTTTTTTCAGTAAAAGTTGGGTTGTCTAATTCATAAAAAGAATAAAGGAAACTTCTAGCAGAAGGGGTGGACTCGCTCCCACTTATATGCCATAAAGATAGACAAGGCGTATCTTTCTTCATAGAGGTAAGTCTATTATTAATAGAACTTTCAATCCAAGATTTAAAATCTTTATCTATTTTATCGAATGCAGACAGCTCAACCTGATCGCCTATCGGAAAAATTGATGTTTTTATTTCTTTTTTGTATAACTCTCTAGCTATATTATAGGAAACATTCCCGAAAGAGAGCGAATTAAAAGGTGCTTTTAGAATTATTTTATTCATTTTATTATATTAATTTACCAAGGTATATCTTCAAGTTCTTTTTGCAACTCAGCATCATCTTTCATTATTTCAGAAACATTATGCTGCTTGCTTGAAGATTGAACTCCTTCGTTTGGGTTTTTAGATTTAATGCTTTTGAAAAAATCACAGACACAGATCAATTTACTCCTACTAAATCCGTTTTTATCTTTCCATGAAGATGTTTTCATTTTTCCTTCAATAAAAATTAAAGAACCTTTTTGTAGAAAATTGTTTGCATTATCTGCGACCTTATCCCAGCATTCTACCTCAACCCAAGTAGTATCCTTTCCGTAATTTATTCCTATTGAGAATGTTGTTTTTGCTTTACCCGAATCAAACTTTTTGTATTCTGGGTTTGACGATAAGTAACCTAACGCAAGATATCTATTGACCATGATTTATATTATGTTTTTGTTTTTTATTTTTTTAATGAATCGATTATGTATATTTATGCATCCTTGAATGCTCATGTTTAATTCATTACTGATTTTTTTCCAAGAAGAAGTTTTGTCGTCATCAGCATCAAAGTATCTCATAGAGAATATTTTAGCAACCCTTAAATCTTCTTCCTGTCTAAGTTCGTCTCTGATTTGATTTAAAGTCTCTGATTTTATAATCCCTGGTATTAATGAATCAAGAGATTTTTGAGGGTTGAAGTCGTTTAAATTTAAATTACGCTCTATCATTTTCTCCCTATTGAAGAAATTCAAACAAATCCATCTAGCTTTGCAACCCAAGTAAGATGAAAATTTTATGCTTTTATCAAATTTGAATTCGATTGCAGCAAAATACACGTGGTAAGAGCATTCGCTTATTAGTTCTTGCTTCTTCTCTTCGTGTCTCCCGTTTTGAAAATGGTTGTGAATTATTTTATAATAAACCCCAGAGTATAAATCGTAAAGGGTTCTTAGGCTTTGATCTACATTTACATTGTCTTTTATGTTTTGTATCAACTTTCTATCCCCATTCATTGTAAAATATTTTTCTCCCTCAAAAACTTTTCAACAATTAATGCTGGATCTTGATTTTGATCGAAATCACTCCATTTGAAATTGTAATCGCTCTCTTTTTTAATAATTGGGTCATTCTCTTTTTCTTCCAAATTCGGGGGTTCATTACCCTCTCTTTCTACATGAATACAAAACCCGCCCATTTCTTTTATTTTTAAAACTTCGTTGGGGAACCTTACATCAGTTATGAATAAATTATAATCATGACTGTTTCTGTTTACTTCTTTTTCTATTTTATTTATCCAATACAAACCATTAGAAATTAATCTTTTTTGCATTCCATATGCTACAAGAATAGGTCTTATTATTTTCTTCTCCTCTACATCTTCAGTGAAAGACCCAATTCCAAAACTCGACCTCAAAAAGTTATCTAGTTCTTTTTTGAGTTCGTCAGCAAAAGCTACCCTAATGTTAGGTTTTTCATTTAATTTTAAATATTCAAGAAAATTAAAGAAAGAATCTTTCCCACTCCTAGCTAACCCTGCAATTCCTACTATCATAGTCCTGTGCTTCCAAACCCTCCTTTATTTCTTTTAGATTTTTTCAAGTCTTTGTTTAAGAAAATTTTTGGATGCAAGTGGTTTGTGAAAATTAATTGAGCTATCTTGTCTCCTTTTTTGTATATCTTAGACTCATCTATTCCTATAAGTAAATTTTGCCCTTCCTTCATAATGTAATAATTTTCTGGTTGCGGAATATATTTAAATCTTACTTTTATAGTGTCTCTATATCCAGAATCTATAACACCTACAGAATTGCATATTGAAAGATTGTAGTTGCTTATGCTTGATCTTGGAAATAATAAAGAATAAAATTCATATTCTAGAAATTCATCTTGACTTGGTTCTATAGATAAATTAGTATCGTATTCTATGTAAGATATATTTTTGTATAAATTCTCAATATACATATCTCCGCACACTTTTGGAGCACTAGCAGCAATCAGATCATAACCAGCATCCCCAGGGTTTTGTGGTGTCTTTATTTCCCCTTTTCTCATGTAGGAAACAGATGAATTATTTATATTAAGCCTCATTTAATCCATCAAATCTATTATTTTCGAATACTTCTTCGAGAGATCATGCATTCCCGCATCAGCCAACACATCAGGTGTTAAAAAAGTATACGTATCATCCAAAAACTTTACTTCCTTGAAAGACTTACTTATATTCATAACACAAAGAGTAGGTGATAAATTTAAATCTTTCCCATATTCTAAACTAGCTTTTTCTATAGAAATAGCCGCTGCATCAGATTCATCTGATGCTGCGACAACGGATTCCCAGTTGGCACATGTTACAAAAAAGATTTGTGTCTCCTTGTTTAGTTTCCTTAGCATGACCTACATTAACCTTCAAAGTAGAAAAACTCAAGCATATTTATTATTTATATATTTTATGGATTATATTGATAATATAACATTTAAATTTAATTATAATATATAATATATATAATATATAATGCAAAATGAAAAAAATATCTGTCTAATCGATGATTCTGTTTCGGGTGTTGGTGGAACCAGTTTGACCTTAGATGCAATCATAGAGCCTCAAAAACAAAGGGTTGATGTTCGATCAACATTGGATTTTTCGTTAAAAGATGTTTTCGGCTATGATTTTTTTGTATTAGGAAACACTTTGAGTTTTAATCAAAACTCATTCGACGCCATCAAAATGATGATGGATGAAGATAAGAGTTTTGTTAAAATAGAGTTCGACTATGGTTACTGTCAATACAGGGGAATTATTCCTCATAAAATTTTAGGAGGGGCTGATTGCAATTGCCCTAGTTCTGGTTCGAGTAACCATTTAACTGAAATCTATAAAAAAATAAGAACTCAAGCTGAGCATATTTTTTATATGTCCCAAGGTCAAATGGATATACACGACAAGCATTTAATCGATTTTCCAAAGATCAAAAAGAGTGTTTTATCTTCTTGCTTTACTTCAGATACTTTGTTAAAGTTCAAATCATTAAGAAAAAAAAATAAAAATAGTAAATATGCAATAATAGATGGCAACGGAGGGTGGCATACAGAAGCAAAGGGAATATCTCAAAGCATCAAGCATGCAGAAAAAAATAATTTAGAATACGATTTAATAAAAACAAAAACTCACGAAGAGATGCTTAATATTTTATCCAACTACAAAGGCTTAATAACTTTACCAATCATACACGACACATGCCCAAGGATAACATTAGAAGCCAGGTACATGGGGCTAGAAGTTATCACGAACGAGTTCTCTCAACACATAACTGAAGATTGGTGGAAAGGCAGCGATACCAAGGCTTTGGATTTTACAAAATCTAGACCTAATTACTTCTGGAATAAATTGAAATGCTTAAAATAATAATTCCTTGCTCTGGAGATAAGTCTAAAAATTTAAAAGACTTAGTGGCTAGTATAGATTCTCAAATATTTGCTCCTAATGTTGAATGTTTTTTTCTTGAAGATGAAATATCAAAAAAATTTAGATTAAAATTGGAAAAGTTGTGCGGAGATACGAATAATAAATTTTTAGTAGAAAACAATTATGGAAAAAGGCTTTATGGGTTGTTTAATATATGTAGATTTTTAGATACTTGCGATTTTTCTAAAGAAAAAAATGATACAATTATTGGAATAATAGATTGCGATGACCAACTATGGGGAAATGACTGTTTTAGTAATATTAAAAATCAATATGATTTGGGTTTTGATTGTGTCTGGACGAACAACGAGTTAAAGGGAGTTGGTGTTAGTTTTTCTGCCCCTCTTGCGGATAATGCAGACGTATATACTCACCCTTGGGTTTCTAGTCATTTTAAAACATTTAAGCTTTCTGACTACAAAGACATACCAAAATCTAACTTTAAAGGAGAAGATGGAAATTACTTTAAAGCTTGCTATGATCAGGCATTAATGCTGCCAATACTTCATAACATAATAAAAAGAAAGGGGAAAACTAAATTTATAGACAAAATACATTACATATACAATGGTGATCTAAATCCAGACGAATCTTCTGAGTACAGGAAAAACCAGTTATACAATGAACATTATATTAGATCGAGGGGATATTTAAATGAGTGATTTTTTTATAAACAATTATTCTAACACCGATGGTCCTTCTATCTTTTCAAATAGATTAAAAATTGAATTAGAAAAACAAAATTATATTTTTGATTTAAACTCAAAAAATAGATTATCGATAACTACAGGTGAGCATAAAGAAGGAGCTAATAACATTCTTAGGTTAGATGGTTTGTATTTAGATTCAGGTAATACTTTGGGAGATACAGATACTCTTAATCAACCTATATTTGAATGTTACAATAAATTTGATCGTATAGTATTTCAATCAGAGTATGCTAAGAAAGTTTACGAAGCTTTTACCGATAAAGAAAAACCTAATAAGATTATTTACAATGGGGTACAAGATTTATTTTTTGACAACGATGAGAGTATAGATAAACCAGAAGGCTTCGACAAAGTTATCATAGCATCTTCAAAATGGAGGAGACACAAAAGAATCGAAGAATGCATAGAAGCCTTCAAGGATAAAAGACTAAAAAATATCGCTCTTGTAATATTAGGTGGATACAGAAACGTTGATATGAAGAATGTGTTCACCTTGCCAATGATTCCCCCCTCAGACTTGCCTATGTATTACAAAATGGCTGATGCTATGATACATATATCATGGCTTGATTGTTGTCCAAACTCTGTAGTTGAGGCTTTAGCTTGTAAACTTCCTGTCATATGTAGTCATAATGGAGGAACTCCAGAGTTGGTGAAAGGTGATGGAATTGTCCTACAACTTGAAGAAGACTACAAGTACGGAGAAAAAGTCGATTTATATAACCCACCTAAAGTTGATATTGAAACTATAATATCTGGGATTTTAAAATGCTTAGAGATAGGACCAATAGAAACGAGAAATGATCTGAGAATATCTACAGCATCAAAGCAATATTCTGAGCTTTTTACATATTGATGAAGATTTTTATAAATAATCCTGGGGAAGATTGGATCTGCGACAGAATTAGATCAGAGTTTATAGAAAACAATAAAGATATTTGTGTCTCTTTTATTGAAGAAGCTGATACTGTTTGGGTTATATCTCCATGGATGTTTCAAGATTATGAAAAGCTAAAAGGAAAGAAATCTATTTTTTCTATTTATCATATAGTTCCTAGTAAATTTGATAAACAGAATTTTGAATTAATAAATTTTTTCGCAACATCTATTCATACAATATGCGATTCTACTAAAGAATTCTTAAAAGACCATACTGAAAAACCCATAAGCACGATTCCTTTTTGGGTTAATCAAGAAATATGGAAAAATTTGGATAAAAAAAAATGCAGAGAAGAGTTGAACCTTCCTGTTGATAAATACATTGTAGGTTCTTTCCAAAGAGATACTGAAGGTCACGATTTAATTTCGCCTAAATTAGAAAAAGGTCCAGATCAATTTTGTGATATTGTAGAGTCGATCTACAATAAAAACAAAAATACTCATGTTTTACTTGGTGGATGGAGAAGGCAGTATATAATATCTAGGCTTGAGTCAAAGAACATACCTTTTACTTATTTCGAAAAACCTGATTTTGATTTTGTAAATAAAATGTATAACAGTTTGGATTTATATGTTGTTTCGTCTAGAAACGAAGGTGGTCCTCAATCTATACCAGAAAGTTGTATAACCAAAACGCCAATTATATCAACAGATGTTGGGTGTGCTAAAATTTTTTTAAACAAAAGCTCAATTTATACTTTTCCAGACTTCGAGTCAGCTTCTCCAGATGTCGAGCATGGATCCACAATAGTTCAAGATTATTTAATCCCCAAAGGGTTTGAATCTTTTCATAAAATGTTTAATGAAAGTTAGTATCCTATATCCATTTGTTAATGCTGCTCATGGAGGAGGCAATCAATTTCTAAAAGCCTTACGAGATCAATTTGTTAATGCTAACATATATTCAGAAAACCCAGAAGATTCAAATGTTATTTTATTCAATGCTCACCAAGAAGCTGAAAAGGTAATAAAATTAAAACAGCTTTACCCAGACAAGTTGTTTGTACACAGGATGGATGGGCTGTACAAGCTATATAATCATCCAGATGATTCGAGGCAAGATATAAGTTTGTACGTTAACGGGTTAGCTGACTGTACTATATTTCAAACAAAATGGGCTCTAGATGAGTACAAAAAAGTAGGATTTAATATTAAAAAACCTCATGAGGTAATAACAAATGCTCCAAATTGTAATATATTTAAACCTTCTAAAAACAAATCTTATTGCAGAAAAACTAGGCTCGTTTGCACTTCTTGGTCTATAAATAAAAACAAGGGTTTTGACTATTATGAATACTTGGATTACAATTTAAATTTCTCAAAATATAGTTTTACTTATATTGGCAATGATCCAGGCATAAATTTTAAAAACATAAGAAAGCTTGATCCGCTTGATTCCAACGGGTTATCAAGAGAATTAGTCAATCATGATATTTTCATTACAGCCAGCAAATATGAATGTTGCTCAAATTCCCTATTGGAAGCAATGTCATGCGGTCTTCCAGCAATTGGTTTAAACAGTGGGGGCACTCCAGAAATAATAAATGATGGAGGGGAGTTATTCGATTCCAAACCAGATCTTTTAGAAAAAATAGAGAAGGTCTCTAAAAAACTTTTTTCTTACTCTGAGAAAGTTTCTGTAAAATCCATATCAGAAGTCTATAACGATTACTTGAATTTTATAAAATCTAATCTTGGTTGATTTTAAACTTTATGTTTTTATAATATATTATGAGCAGTTTACCTGAAGAATTTTTTAGAAAAGGTTTTTGTCAGTTTGAATTGAAAGATTCTGATAATAAAAAAAGAATGCTTGACAAGGTTCAGCAGGCTAAAGATTCAAACTTTGAAGGGAGTGGTTTTGAATGGAAATCAAAATATCAAAACTCCGAAGATCTTAGACCAAGTGTCTTTGAATACGACAAATCTTTTGTCGATGTTCTTTTTGATAATGATATACCTCAAAAAGTTTACGAAGCATCGAACTACAAAAAAATGCACTTAAGTCATATTCAAATGAGAAGAGCATTCCCAGCAAGCTCATACATGGATTGGCATAGAGACAGTTACTATAGAAACGGTCAAAACATTGGTGCGATACCGCCTTCATTAAAATTAATTTATTATCCTTTATTTAAAGAGCCAGAGGCTTGCCTGCATGTTTTACCAGGGAGTCATATTCGTTTTTTTGAACACGAAGAAACAGACGCTAATATCAACCAGCAATTTGGTAAATTTACAATTGATTCTTCTGATGATGTTATAACTCTTTTTGATGTCTCTATTTGGCATTCGGCTGTGAATGGAAACGATCCAGAGGGTAATGTGAGAATTATATACGCATACTCTAACCCAGATCAGTATTCCGAAAACTGGAAAAAAAACCCAGTAAATAAATCTCTAAATGACTACTACGAAGAAAAGTTTAACTAGAGTAGGTATTATTGGTTTTGGTAAAAGAGTAAAAACTTTTTATTCAAACATATTAAAAAAACTTAATGATGAATTTTATTTAGCAGGGTTTACAAAAAAAACAGATATTGATGCATCCTCTATTTCGGAAGAGCATGACTTACCTTACTACAACGATATAAAATCATTATTAAACCAAGAGCTTGACATAATAATAGTATCAGTTCCTGCTGAATCAATAAACCAAGTTTTAACTTCTATATCAAATTTTAAAGGAGTGGTATTAATTGATACCCCCATATCATTCAACACTGAAGAGTTTGGATTAAGATCCTTTGCTATAGAGCAATGGCCTTTTCTACCAATAGAACAATTTAAAAAACAATTAATCTCATCGAAAGTGTTTGGCGGTACTGTTTTTGCTGAGAATGATACCAGAACCTTTGAGTATCATTCAATCTCTCAACTCAAAAGTTATTTCGATAAGTCTGAACAAATTTCTAACATCTCAAATTCTCCAAATATTATAGGAGGAAAAGATTGTTGGTCAATAGGGACAGTGAATTTTGCTAGCGGAAAAGGTTTCCTCTATAAGTTTAGTTATTTTTCTAAAAAATCTAAATTCAGACCACAGCAGATAAAAGTTTATTTAGAAAACGGAGGTATTATAACTGGGTGTTTTGAAGAGAAAGGCAACGACTACGAAATAATGAAAGCCTTTACTGAATCTCAGAATTGTCCAATCTCAATAAAAAGATCAAGTCAAGAAATTTCAAATAAAGAAACTTCTTTTCATAGCGGTAATAATTTTTTTGAGCTGGATTACATCTCTTGCGAAACTCCAGAAAAAACAATTAAGTGGGTAAATCGTTTCAAAGGTTTAGGTTTTAACGATCAAGAAATTTCTATAGCTAGTATTTTTACTGAAGCTCAAAGAGAACTTTCTAATAAAGATTCAAGTTTAATTTCAACAAAGTCTTCTTTTGAGGATTATTTTATTTCAAGGACTTTATCCCAATGAATTTAAACATTAGCATAGATGATGTTTCGCCTCACCCGAAGTCATCAACTAAAGTGTTAGAGAGGTGTTTTTCTTTAATTCAAAAATTCGCAAATATAAAATTCACTCTTTTTGTACCTTTAGCTTATTGGAGGAGGAGGCCCTCCATAGCAACAGGCTCTCCTTTATATATTTCGGATTATCCTGAGTTTTGTAAAGAAATAAAAGATCTACCTAAGAGTAATTTTGAAATAGGTTATCATTCCTATTATCATGGCGAATCAAAACAAAACGACAATGATGAATTTAAATCTTTATCATACGAAGAAGCTCTTGAAAGATTTAATTTAATGTTTAAGGAGGCTTCTAAAGCTGGGCTTAGAAAAGTTTTCTCCCCCCTGTTTCGTCCTCCCGCATGGAAAATAAGTGACGGCTCAGTAAAAGCAGCTCTAGATTCTGGAATAAAAACACTAGCTCTATTCTCGAAAGATCCATACTTACAAAAACAATTCTGCATACATTATCCCAATATAGACAATGGTTTAAAAATTAATTACGCATCATCATTTCCTCCAATAAAAGAAATATTCCCTGAAGAGAATAATAATATAGTATATCATGCTTGTGAATGGGATAAAAACTACTTTAGCGTTGAATTAGAAAATCAATTATCTACTTTTATAGAAACAAATATTTCTGATATAAAATTCAAATTCATTCATGAAAAGTAATAGGATATTAATTTTTGGGGGCAGCGGCTCTTTGGGGAGCTATTTAATCAATGACTATATTAAAGATAATGAGGTTTTTGTTTTTTCAAGAGATGAAGCCAAACACTGGGCTTTGAAAAATAAGTTCAAGTCAGGGTCTTTAAATTTTTTTATTGGAGACATCAGGGACTATACTAGGGTAAAAGAATCGATTGATAAACTCAAACCAGATATTGTAATAATAGCTTCTGCATTAAAGCATGTAGATGTTTGCGAAAACAGTCCAAGCGAAAGCATACAAACAAACATTATTGGCCCCAAAAATGTATCCGAAGCTTGCTTTGGTAATGATTTCATAAAGACAGTCCTAATGGTTTCCACCGATAAAGCTTGCTCTCCAATTAATACTTATGGCTTATGCAAAGGTGTTGCAGAAAAATATGTTTTAGAAAAATCGAAATACAACACTTATACTAAATTTATAGCGGTTAGGTACGGAAATGTCCTAGAGTCTAGAGGTAGTATTATACCTTTGTTTCATTACCAAGGTATGTTTGGGGACGAAATAACAATAACTGATCCATCAATGACTAGATTCATAATGACTCTCCCTGACAGTGTTTCTTTGATTAATAGGGCTATAAAAGAAGCCTCTAGTGGAGAAATGTTTATACCTAAGATAAAGTCTATGCGAATAAAAGATATTGCATCAATTTTTTCTGACCTTTACAATAAACCAATAAAGGAGATAGGAATGCGTGTTGGGGAAAAAATACATGAAGCGTTAATTAATGAAACCGAATCTCTTAGATCAACAGAAACCGAAAAAGATTTTATAATTAAATCGATATTTGATAAAAAAATATATAATGAACAAGCTTTTGATTTTAATAGCGGAATAGAGAATTCAATTTTAGATAAAGAAGAACTTCGATCTTACCTATCAAGATTAAATATGTTAGAAAAAAATATTGATAAATTTGAAGAGGCTGAAGGTGCAAAATATTCAGCAATTAGAAAAATAAATTTAAATAAGCATAATGATTAACTGTGGTATACTTTGCGGAGGTCAATCATACTGGAATCCATACATAAATTGGATAAAGAAAGATTCCATTGACTCTAACTACACCCTGTGCGGTATATGGAATCCTCCTAGTGATGTTGGCTTGCTAGAAGAAAAACCCAGCAAACTTTTCGAAATTTCGGATGTGATTTTATCTTTTGGTTTTGACAAAATTATTTCCGAAAGCGATATATTAAAAGTCCCATTGGGAATAATAAATTTTCATAATTCTTATAGATTGAAACATAGAGGATCCAACTGCTCTTCTTACCCTATATTAAATCAAGACGAAAAACATGGATCTTCAATGCATTTTATTAATAAAAAATTAGATGATGGAGCTATTATAGGTAGTGATTTTTTTGAAATAGAATGTAGTGATACAGCTGAAGATATTTTTTACAAAGCTCATGATCTAGGATTATCTCTACTTAAAAAAAATTTTAAAAAAATAATAAACGGCTCTTACTTAAAACCAATACCCCCCTACAAAGAGAGCATCATGCATCGGAAAAAAGATTTAATTCACGAATTAAAATTTAAAGAATTAGATGATGAAAAAAAATTCTTTAGAAAAGTTCGAGCTTTAACTTTCAAAGGAAAACCTTTGCCTTATATTAAAATGGGGAACCAAAAAATAGAATTTAAATTTTCTAAAATATGAAATTTCCACTCTTTAAAGTCCATACCGATAAAACCTTAGCCCTAAAAAATCTAGAAGAAGTTCTAGATAGCGGATTTCTTAATGAAGGTGAATGGGTAATAGAGTTAGAAAATCAATTTAAAAAGTATTTTAATTTCAATAATCTACTTGCTGTTAATTCTTGCACATCAGCTCTAACGCTTGCTTTAAAAATTTCTGGAGTTCAAGAGGGTGACGATGTATTAACTACATCTATGACATGTGTTGCTACAAATATGCCCATATGCAACTTGGGGGCTAATCCTGTCTGGGTTGATATTGACAGAAATACAGGAAATATCGATTTTAAAAATTTAGAAAAATCAATAACAAAAAAAACAAAAGCTTTAGTTTGTGTTAATTGGGCTGGTTACCCATGTGATTTAATAGAGTTGGATAAATTTTGTAAAGATAATAATATAAAATTAATTCAGGATGCAGCTCATTCCTTTGGATCGACTTACAAAGAAAAACAATTATGCCATTACTCCGACTTTACATGCTATAGCTTACAAGCCATCAAACATATCACTAGTGGAGATGGTGGTTTATTAATGTGCAGAAATGATGAAGATTTCAAAAGAGCTAAGTCATTAAAGTGGTTTGGTATAGATAGAGAGTCATCTAAAGATGAAAAAGGTGAATGGAAAGGCCAGAGGTGGGAGACTGACATCAAAGAACCTGGATATAAGTTTCACATGAATAATATTTCAGCAGCTATTGGTTTGTCTCAAATACCTCATTTAGAAATAATAATCAATTCTCATAGAAAAAATGCATTACTATATGAGAGATTTTTATCAGACAATGATCTCTTATCTTTTTTGTCTAAACCTGATGAATGTAACCCTAGCTATTGGGTCTTTACAATATTATTAAATAATAAAATTAATAGAGACAATGTTCTTGAGTCTTTAAATGAAATTGGAATAGGGGCTGGTGTTGTACATATACCAAATCATAATTACAGTTGTTTTTCTGAAAACAGCAAGGATCTACCAGAAACAGATTATTTTAGTAGGCATCAAATTTCCCTTCCTTGTGGATGGTGGCTAACCACTGAAGATATAGACTTGATATCCAATCACCTTTTAGGTATATTGAAAAATGAATACAATAAATATTTTTTGGAAAAGATACTATGATTAATTCTGAATATTTAATAAATCATTATAGTAAACCGTACAATGTTTGGGTTATTGATGGTTTCTTAAAATCAGAAGTAAATGAATCAATTCTGAAAGATTGGCCTGATCCTAATTCAAGTGTTTGGCACGGAGGTCATAAGAATATAGGTGAAAAAGAAAATATTCTAGAAACAGGAATGATTGCGATTGATAAGAGAGAAGATATTCCTAACAGCTCTCTTCTTGTCTTGGATTATTTTCATTCAGAAAACTTTAAGAACATTATAGAGCAAATCACTAATATTCAAAACCTAATAATTGATGAAACGAGAAGGTGGGCAGGAGTGAGGTCTATGTTAAAAAACTCGAAACAAATGATACATAGCGACGCCGATATTCATCCAGAAAGCGGTCTTAAAAAGAAGTTGACTTTAATTTATTATTTAAATAAAGATTATAACAGAGAAAGGGACGAAGGGTGTCTAGAAATATGGGACGATAATGTTTCGGAAAAAATTATAGAAATTGAACCTATAAATAACAGGTTATTAATCTTTGAGGATTCTTCGAAATCCTATCACGGAGTCCCTTTGGTCAAATCAGAAAGAAAATCTATTATATCAGCATTCCTCAAGAAAGAAGAAACTACAGATAGATCAAAAGCACTTTTTGTTTCTAGACCACAAGACTCAAAAAAGATTTCTGAATTAGGCTTAGCTAGAAGTAAAATATAATGATTGAGAACGGAAGATATTACAATGATAGAGAAAAAATCTATCACGAAAAAAGAAAAGATTTTATATCTAAATATTCCCCTGAAGATATTGCTGAAAATCCAATGTTATTTGCTTCGTATAATCAGATAACTGAGTTTTATACGACATTTAAAATATTCGAATTATGCAAGGATATTAGTGGAGATATAGTCGAATGTGGTGTTTTTTGCGGCAACAGCTTAATGCTGTACGCACATCTTTTAGAAAACTTACAACCTTATGTTTTAGATAAAAAAATTATAGGTTTTGATACTTTTGAAGGATTTGATGATAGTTTTATAAACAAGGATAAAGATAAAGCTAGCCTTAACAAAATCACATCTTCTATGTTTAAAGACACTGATTACGAAAGGTTAAATCAATCTATTAAAGTCCATGATTCCAGAAGAGCCTTGGGGCATATTGAAAAAATTAAATTGGTAAAAGGAGACGCATGTAAAACAATAAGAAAATATGTAGAAGAAAATCAAGAATTAGTTATATCTCTTTTATATATAGATTTTGATTTGTATGAACCTACAAAAATTGCATTAGAATATTTATACCCTTGTGTCCCTAAAGGAGGTATTGTAGTTTTTGATGAATTTAGTTATTCTAAATACCCAGGAGAGACAATAGCGGTTAAAGAAACCATAGGGTTAAACCATAGTTTTAAAAAAATACCAGGAGTTCCTTTTAAGTCTTATTTCATAAAAGAGTGATCGTTGATGACTGACCTACAAATCGTAATTCCTTGTGGAGTAAACAGCTCTAAATATTTAGAGTTTTTAGTAGATAGCATCGTAAAAAACACACCGAAATTTAAACTTTTAATAGGTGTAAAAAACAAATGCCTTCCTAAGGCAACGATCAAATCGGTAGAAAGCAAGGTAAAAGATGTTGAGTTTATTGATGTCGATTGCAAGTTTGGAACTACGTCCGCTGGACATGGCTTTATGCTAGACACTTTATGCAAGAATCTCGAATGTGAATATACTTGTTTTTTTGATTGTGATACCGCTTTACTTCATCCCGACTGGTTTAATATTTTATCTAAAGAATTAAAAGGGGATAATATCTGTATAGGATCAGAGTATGACGGTAAAAAATATTACAATTTTCCCAATGTTGTTTTTTGTTTACTTAAAACTAAAGAGTTTAAATCTTTAGGTATATCGTTTGCTCCAGGAGGGAATCATATTGTAACAGAAGAAGATTATAATATATTCGGAAGAAAAAAAGGTGACACAATTTTTTTAGATGTTGGATGGGAATTTCCATATAAAACTTTAAAAGCTGGATACAACGGAATATCTCTCCCTTTAATTTCTCCACGGATTCCAGAAACCGTAAAAGATCTAAAATTCATGGAACCAGACATGAGGGGAGAAGAGCATCAATATAAATCAATACCCATAGTAACTCATGTTGGAAGGTCTTCATCGAGACAATTCGAAGATCCTATTGTTGCGAGATGGGTAAAAAGGGTAAATCAATGGGCAGATCAAATGAATACATAATACCCTTCTATCATGAACACATAAAACCAGAAGGTAAAACTGCATTATTAGGTTTTTCTGAAAATTCTATCTTCGAAGGGGATCTTTATGATTTATCTTTAGGTAACTGGAATATCAATGATGATTGGCATTTAAATAAAAAATACGATACCATTATATGTACAAGATGTGCATATTTCGCAAAAGACCCGCAAGGTTTCATATTGAAATGCATGAATCATCTTGAAAAAAATGGAACACTTTATGTAGATTGGGGGTTAGGCGATCATTGGAGATTTGAAAACTATAAGATAGGTTGGGTAAAAGATGGAGAGCACGAATATGCATATGCTAATGATAATTTTTTATGGTCTGCCGTGTGGAGCGATAAATTTTTAAACGACGATCAATTTAAATTATTCGAAAAAAGGGTTCAAAAATTTGGATACAATAATGTAAAAGATGCAATCAAAAAAGAAGTTCCAAGTGTTTTAATGGTTAATTATATTGAAAAACAATATACTACGCGTTATTATAATATTTGTTTATGGGATGATCTTCCTCAATTGTATACATTACTGTCTTTAACAAAATGAAAATAACAACATATGTTACGGTAACCGATCCCATATCGATGGGGTTCCCTGTATTCGAAGCAGTTAAATCCTATTTAAGTTTTTCAGACGAAGTGTTACTTATCGTCGGGAGAGATACAGAAAATTTTTGCAAACAAGTAAGTGAAGTTTCCGATAAGGTTGTATGCCTTGAGACAAACCTTTGGCCCAAAGACTGGAATTATAATCATATGACATATCATATGAATTTTGGTCTACAGAAAGCAGAAGGTGATATAATTGTCCACATGGGGGCGGATTGTATTTTTGCAGATCAGCATGGTGGACAAATAAGGGATAAATTAATAGATATTTTGCATAACAAAAATTTTTGTCACTTTGATCGATTAAACTATTACCACGGATATGGCTATGGATTAAAATCTGGAATCACATTATTCGCTATAAACAAAAAAAGAATGCTAGACAATAGTACAAAGTTTGAAATAAGTGCTCCTAATGGCTCAAATGTTTTGCTTATTGATGGTGCAGAGCCAGCGCTAGAATCTGAAACTAGGATAAAGGAAGTCAATCTATTACCTAGAAATTTCGATGATACTTTTTGTAGCTTAGATCAAGGTCTTAAAAAATGGTTTGCGTGGGGTGTGGCTCATGAAAAAACAAAAGGCATTCAAGTTGGGACTAAATCATGGTATTCAGATTTAGACATATCAGAAAGCAAATCTTATGAAGAGGTAAAAAATGATTGGTTATCCTATAAAGCCAGAAAAGCTTCTTCATGCACGAGTCAATACGAACACCCTGATATTGTTAAAGAAAAATTATTAATAGCTGATAAAAAATTTCATAATGGAATTTAAACAGGATATTTTTCAATGCTATATATCCCCTACCTTGGGTTTTTTTAAAAATGACTGGATGGCTAGATGGAACCTTTCTGATTATGTAGATCCTAATAAACCCTGTCTTTTCTTTGGTGTCTACAAACAATACGAGCTTGAATATTTATTAAATCATAATTCTGAATCTGTAGTGGTTTGGGCTGGAGGTGATATTTGTGATGAGAATGAAGATGTTTATTTAGATAAAATAAAGAGGGCTTGCCTCAAGCCTAGTTGCTATCACTTTCCCCATTGGTTTTCTGAAATTTTTATTAACCTTGGGGCTAATGTAATTAAGCAGCCGATGGAAGCTAAAGATTATTCAATGTTCAAATCGGTTCCTTTAGGTGATAAGATATATGTATACATGGGTTGTCAAGTTTACAGAAAAGAACAATTCAATTGGGAATCTGTAATAGTTCCAATTATTGAACATTTTGGGAAAGACAAGGTTATTTTTACAAGAGAATCTTCTATAGAAGATCTCTACGAAAATTTTTATAAAAAAAGTTTTGTTTGCCTTAAACCTAACTGTGGTGGAGGTAATCAAAGCATGCTAGAATTAGCTCATATGGGGATAAAAACTATTACTCCAAAAAATCAGGGGCCAAGCTCTCTTGTATATAAAAACATTGAGGACATTATATCTCTAATAAATCAAGAGTCGTCCAAAATAGGTTCTATTCAAAATAAATTAATCCAAGAAGTTAAAAAATATTGGATCAATGATTTTAGATGGTTAAACTTAGATTGGCTTAAATCAAACAAGATAAGTAAATGAAAAGCATAATGATCAATCAATCTAACTATATTCCTTGGAAAGGATATATAGATTCGATATCTTTAGTTGATGAATTTGTTGTTTATGATTGTGTCCAGTATACAAAAAATGATTGGCGAAATCGAAATAAAATAAAAACCCCCAAAGGTGTCGAATGGATTACAATTCCTGTTTCATCTAATTTTGGTCAGTCTATATCTGATGCTGTTGTCTCAACAAACAGGTGGAATATAAAGCATTTAAAAACTATTTCAGCTAATTATTCTAAAGCTGTTTTTTTTGACGAAGTTTATCCGATAGTTAAAAATTGGTATAATGAAATTGAAGGTGAAAATAATTTAAGCAAGATTAATTTATTTTTTTTAAAAAAAATATTAGATTATTTGTTTATTAAAACTAGAATAATTCATCATGATGATATTATAATAGAAGGAGACAGGAACGAAAGGTTATTGAATATATGCAAACAAAGAAATTGTACCGACTACTTTAGTGGCCCCGCTGCAAAATGCTATTTAGATGTAAAAAAATTAAATAATGAAAATATAAATGTTCATTGGTTTGATTTTTCTAATTATAAACAGTACAACCAATGCTGGGGAGGGTTTGATCATGCGGTATCTATTTTTGATATGTTTTTTAATTTAGGAATTAAGGAAACAAAAAATTATTTAAAATATGGAAATCGAAAACAAAGTTAGAGATTTTTTTTCTCAAGCAATTAAAGAGCATGGAGCAACTCCAAAAGGGGTGGTATGGAATGATTTAGATAGAATTTATACTAGCTTTGATCAGTTAGTAAAAATAATCAATCCTTCCTTAAATAAATTCTCGATCAATGACTTGGGCTGCGGTTATGGAGAATTAGTAAAGTTCTTAAAAAACAAAACAGAAATTTTATCCTCATTTAAATATTACGGATCTGATATTTCTCCAGAAATGATCAGGCATGCCAAAATTTATTGTGAAGGTGAACCTAATTGTTCCTTTAAAGTTTCAAATACCTTAGAACATGTTTGTGATTATAGCGTGGCTAATGGTATTTTCAATATGAAGCTTGATGCCAATGAAGAAGATTGGGTAGATTATGTAAAATCCTCATTGCATACATTAAATGATTACAGTAAATTAGGTTTTTCTTTTAATGCCTTAACATCTTATTCAGATAAAGAAAAAATGAAAGATGAATTATTTTATGCTAACCCTTGTAATTTTTTTGATTTTTGCAAAAACAATTTTTCAAAAAATGTATCATTAATACATGATTATGGTTGCTATGAATTCACCATAAGGGTAATCAAATGATTAATAAATATTATGTAGCATACTCCCCCTGTGCTGAAGATGTAAAAACACACGACCCTGATACTTTATTTCGTATTGTTTGGGTTTCGCCTGAAAATTATGATGAATTAGGTAAAGAGTTAGGGGGAAAAGAGGTTGGTTTATGCGGATATTTACATATGACTAATGTTAGTTTTGAGTATATGCCAATGCCTTCTGTAGCAAGCAGAGGTAAGCAATGTAAAAACCAAAACAATAGAGGTTATGCGAAAGGTAACATTTCAGACATGGATGAAAAAGCCAAAAACAACTATCCTTCTATAACATTAACAAAAGAATCTTATGTGAAGAATGATTCTTTTCCATTAAGATGGATCTGGATTGAAAGTCAGAGTAAATTTATGTTTTGTTGTTTAAAAGATAAATTAATGCAACCCATTTCTAATGCGCAGCATTTGTTTACGGTATCGGGCGAAGCTCATGTATGTGGAAAAATAAATCTTTAACTTAAAAGATGACGTACAACCCATATAAAATTGTTAAAGAATTTGAAGATGCAATTGCTTCTTACACAAAATCGCCTTTTGCTGTTGCGGTTGATAGTTGTACAAATGCATTGTTTCTATGTTGTAAATATTTAAATGCTAAGGATGTAACAATACCTTCAAAGACATACCTTTCAGTACCCATGAGTATAATTCATTCTGGAGGAAATGTTATATTCGACAAGACTGTGGAAACTAATGACTGGGATGGTATTTATCAATTAAAACCTTATCCGATTTATGATGCTGCAAAAAGATTAACATCAAACATGTATATCCCTAAATCTTATATGTGCTTGTCTTTTCATATAAAAAAACAATTACCCATAGGTAAAGGTGGAATGATTCTAACTGACAATAAGGATGCGGTAGAATGGTTTAAAAAAGCTAGATACGAAGGTCGTAGTGAAAAGTTTTATAAAGATGATAACATAGATATGCTTGGTTGGAATATGTACATGACACCACAACAAGCATCTGTTGGTCTAGCTTTAATGCAAAATTACCCTGAACATAATACTGACCAAGAAGAGAGGAATGGTTATCGAAATTTAACTGAATTTGAAATTTTTAAAAACAACACTATTATAGGCAATTAAGTTATGAAAGATTACATCAGTCCTAACTATCAAGATACTGTCATGAGGGCGGTTGACGAATTCGTAGGAGGCACTTCTTTTAAAAAAATAGGTCTAGAAAGAAGTTTAATTGCATTTAGGAATGAATAAAATTGGAATAATAGGAAATGGATTTGTTGGGTCAGCAATTTCTGCGGGTTTTATTCACCATGTAGATGACTTAAAGGTTTTCGACAAGGATCCCAAGCGATCCGCAAATACCCTCAAGGAATGTGTAGGGCAAGATATTGTTTTTGTTTGCTTGCCCACTCCCATGTCACTTTCTGAAAATGGAAAGTGCGACCTTTCGATTATAAAATCTTGTTTCAATGAGGTTAATAATCTTGGATCTTCTTCAATTTTTGTGATTAAATCAACAGTTCCAATTGGGACTACGTTGTCCTTGCAAGAGGAGTTTCCTAAGCTAAAAATATTTCACTCTCCAGAATTCCTAACCGCCAGAACGGCTCGTTTGGATTTTATCACGCCCTCCAGGAATATTGTTGGGTTCCCCAAAGGTTTTTACTCTAACATACATGGAGTTCCTGCGCAAATCGTGTCTTTATATGAAAGTCGTTTCCCTGGAGTTAAGACGTTCTTAATGGATAGCAACTCTACGGAAATGATAAAATATATTGCTAATTGTTTTTTTGCGACAAAAATTAGTTACTTCAATGAAGTAAAGCTTTTGTGTGATAAGATGGATATTGATTATGATCAAGTGATGGAGGGAGTGCTTTCAGACGGAAGGATAGGTATAAGCCACTTTCAAGTTCCTGGGCATGATGGGAAGTCTGGATTCGGTGGTACATGCTTCCCCAAAGACATTAATTCTTTTATCAACTTAATGATTGACAACGAAATTGATCCAAATGTATTAAAAGGGGCATGGGAAACAAACTTAAATGTTAGACCAGAAAAAGATTGGGAGAATTTTTCATCAGCAGTAACGCAATAAACATATGAAATATATAGTAACAGGAGGAGCAGGTTTTATAGGTAGTAATTTGATTGATTTATTAATAGATGAAGGGCATGAAGTTTCAGTAATTGATAATTTATCAACAGGAAAAAAAGAAAACATCAATCCTAAAGCGGATTTATATGTGTTAGACATATCTGATCCAATTAATTTTAATGCCATGATTCATATAATGAGGGGCTCAAATGGAATCTTTCATTTAGCTGCATTAGCTAGAGTTCAACCTTCAATAGAAGACCCTCACGAGTTTAATAAAATAAATGTAACAGGAACATTAAATGTTTTGCATTGTGCTAAAGAGGCTGGGACAAAAAGAGTTGTTTATAGCGCCAGTTCTTCTGCATATGGAAATGCTTCAATTTTCCCCACTCCAGAAGATCATCCAACAGATCCCCTAAGTCCATATGGTTTACAAAAACTAATAGGCGAGCAGTACTGTACAGTTTTTAATCATTGTTACGATTTAGAAACGGTTAGCCTTAGGTACTTTAATGTTTTTGGAGAGCGTCAAGCTTTAACTGGTGCTTATTGTTTGGTTATGGGTATTTTTGCAAAGCAAAAGCTAGAAGGAAAGCCAATGACTATATATGGAGATGGAGAGCAAAAAAGAGACTTTACATATGTTAAAGATGTAGCCAGAGCTAACCTATTAGCTATGGAGTCTCCCAATGTTGGATCTGGAGAAGTCATAAATGTCGGTAATGGAGACAATAGGTCTGTCAATCAAATAGCTGATCTAATCGGTGGAGAAAGAGAGTACTTGCCTGAAAGGCTTGAACCGAAGCAAACATTGGCAGATAATTCGAAAGCAAAAAAACTTTTAGGCTGGAAACCTACGGTTCTAGTCGAAGACTGGATACCTAATTGGATTAAAAACATAAACATATAACATGAAAAAAATATTAGTAACTGGAATAACAGGTCAAGACGGAAGTCTTATGTGTGATTATTTGATAAATTTATTCACTAAAGAATTTGGAAAAACTGATTTTAAAATTTACGGATCAGTTAGAAGGTTGAGCGTAAAAAATCATGAAAATATAGCTCATCTTGAGGGTAATCCTTATTTTGAGATTATTGATCTTGACTTGAATGATGCGCATAGTATTAGAGATTGCATAATAGATATAGATCCTGATTATTTTATTAATTTTGCCGCTCAGTCTTTTGTTGCTGGAAGCTGGAAGTACCCCATTCAAACATGGGGTACGGACGCAGATGCAGTTTTACATATACTAGAATCAATAAGAAGGTTTGCCCCTAAATGCAGATTCTATAATGCTGGTTCTTCTGAGGAGTTTGGGGATGTAGTTTATAGCCCTCAAAATGATGAGCACCCTCTTCGGCCCCAATCCCCCTACGGAGCAGCCAAGTGTGCTGCTAGGCATATAGTTAGAGTCTACAAAGAGTCCTACAATTTATACGCGGTTCAGGGGTGGTTATTCAACCATGAAGGAATTAGGCGAGGCATTGATTTTGTTACTAGAAAAATTACTTATAATATTGCTAAATTTAAAATAGCTTTAGAAAAATCGAACTTACATTCTGTAGAGATCCCATATTTTTCTCTAGGAAACTTAGACGCTCAAAGAGATTGGAGTGATGCAGAAGATTTCATGGAGGGTGTTTGGTTAATGTTGAATCAAACTGGTGACCCTCGCAATTATGTTTTAGCTAGCGGAGAAATGCACACTATAAGAGAATTTTTAGAAGAATCATTAAAATGCGCAAACATAGATTTTTACAAAACAGGCGAAAGCGATTCTGAAAAATATTATAGTAAGAAAGGGGGACACTTAATCATGTCGGTTGATCCTAAATTTTACAGACCAGCGGAGGTTTATGAGCTCTGTGGCGACCCTACTAAAGCGGAAGAAGAATTGAACTGGAAAAGAAAAACAGATTTTAAAGGTTTAGTAAACAAAATGTATCAAAGCGATTATACAAAATTATCTAGTGAGTAAAACTATATTTCTTGCAGGCCATGGAGGTATGGTGGGATCTGCCGTACACAAAAAACTTACCGAATCTGGCTACTCAAATATAATAACAAGGTCTAGATGCGAGCTAGATTTGAGAAAACAATCTGATGTTCTAAATTTCTTTAAGAATATTAATTTTGATACAGTGATACTCTGCGCTGCTAAAGTTGGTGGGATACTTGCTAATAACAATTACAAAGCAGATTTCATCTCAGATAATATATCAATAGGAGCAAACATAGTTAATGCTTGTCATGCTTATGGAATAAAAAAACTTATCAACTTAGGGTCGTCTTGTATATATCCAAACACATTTAAGGAACCCATAAAAGAGGAAGACTTACTCTCTGGATATTTGGAGCCTACAAATGAAGCTTATGCTATAGCTAAAATTGCAACTTTAAAAATGTGTGAAAGTTTTTATAATCAACATGGGTCTAATTTTTATTCAATAATGCCCTGTAATCTATATGGACCAAATGACAATTTTGATTTAAAATCTTCACATGTTCTCCCTGCGTTAATTAATAAAGTTCATTCAGCTAAGGTCGAAAACAAAAAATCAATAGAACTTTGGGGGAGCGGAAAACCTTTAAGAGAGTTTTTGTTTTGCGAAGATTTGGCTGATGCTATATTATATTGCATAGAGAATGTAGATGCAGAACAGATTTATTCTCAAAAAATTTCTCATATAAACTGTGGATCAGATGAAGAACTTTCCATCCTAGATCTTTTATTAAAAATTAAAAAAATTTTAAAATATAAAGGGGATATTATTTTTGATAAAAATAAACCTGACGGAACTTTTAGAAAAAAAATGGACAACTCAAGAATTAACGGTTTAGGTTTTTATCCGCAAACCTCTCTTGAAGAAGGAATTACTAAAACATATTCATGGTTTCTGAATAATTTGTAATTTATTTTCTTGACTTTGTTGGGTCTTTTGTATAAGATTCAAACATGTCAGTTTTAAATTCGTCAACAAAATAACCCCGCCTATTGGTGTAAACAATTTTATGGAAATAAATGTAAAAAAAAGAAACGGAAGGTTGGAAAAATTTCAAGTAGAAAAAATAAATTTAAGCACTCAGAGAGCGTGTCAAGACATAGAGGATGTTTCAGCTAGCGAAATAGTGTTAGATGCTCAACTTCAATTGTTCGATAAGATCACTACTAAAGAAATCGACCAAGCTTTAATATTATCAGCAAGAGAAAAGATAGAAAAGGAGCCTAACTATTCCAAAGCAACAGCTCAGTTACTTCTCAATACTTTATATAAAGAAGTATTTAAGGAAGGGGTTGATTCCGACACATTCAAGCTACAATATAGAAAAAGTTTTATTCAAGGAATTAAAAAGTTAGTAAAAGAAGACAGGTTAAACGAAAAGCTTTTAGATTTTGATCTTGTAAAATTATCAGAAGCTCTAAAAATCAGAAGAGATTATAATTTTAAATATCTAGGAATACAAATTCTATCAGATCGATACTTTATCAGATCTGATAACAAGATAATGGAGGCTCCTCAATCTTTTTGGATGAGGGTTGCTATGGGTTTATCTTTAAACGAAATTAATAAAGAAGAAAAAGCTATAGAGTTTTATGATTTGTTTAGTAAAATGCTATATACCCCATCAACACCGACTCTTTTTAATAGTGGAACAAAACATTCTCAATTAAGCTCTTGTTATCTTAATACTTTTGACGATAGCATAGATGGCATTTTTGATGGAGCTTGGCAAGAGGCTCGTAAATCAAAATTTGCTGGAGGACTTGGTCTCGATGTTACCCCCTTTCGTTCAACAGGCTCTCATATTCAAGGGACTAATGGTATATCTAGCGGACTTGTTCCTTGGCTTAAAATATATAATGATTTACTAGTTGCGGTAAATCAAGGGGGCAAGCGTCCAGGTGCTGGCTGTGCATATTTAGAGCCTTGGCATCTAGATTTTGAAGATTTCTTAAACCTAAGAAGGAATACTGGCGATGAGAGACTTAGGTGTCATGATATGAACACTGCTTCTTGGGTTCCCGATGAATTCATGCGTAGGGTAGAGGAAGAAGATGTTTGGTATTTTTTCGACCCAAGAGATACTGCAGGTGAAGATGGAAAAACTTTACACGATTGTTTTGGGAAAGATTTCGATGATCGCTATAATAAGCTATGTGATGATGCGAAAAAAGGTTTGATAAAAAACTATCGAATAATTCCTGCAAAAGAATTGTGGAAAAAAATGTTAAAAGTTCTTTTTGAAACATCTCACCCTTGGAACACTTTTAAAGACCCATGCAACATCCGTTACACAAATCAGCACGAAGGAGTGGTTCACAGTTCAAACCTATGCACGGAAATCACTTTGCACACAAAAGCTTCTGAATACAAAAGCGGGGAAAAAACAAAAATAGGAGAAACTGCTGTTTGTAATCTTGGTTCTATTAATCTATTAAATCACTTAATAGAGAAAGAAATTCACGGACAACCTAAGTGGGTTATTGATTATGAAAAATTAGAATCTACCATTCATACGGCTATTAGAATATTAGATAACGTTATTGATCTTAACTTTTACCCAACTAAAGAGGCGTCTAGTTCAAATTTAAAACATCGCCCGATTGGATTGGGAATGATGGCTGTTCACGACGTTCTCCATAAATTAAATATAAAAATAGACAGCGATGAGTCTGTAAAATTTAATGATAATCTTTTTGAGTTTTATTCAATGAATGCAATTTATGCGAGTTCTTTGTTGGCAAAAGAAAGGGGTTTTTACAAAACTTACGAAGGTTCTTTGTGGAGCTCGAATATATTACCTATTGATTCTTATAATAACTTAATGAGCTACAGAGGTAAAAAAGAAAAAGGCTCTGAAACATTTAAAAAATGGGAAGAAGTTAGGAAACACATTAGTCAATACGGAATGAGGAATTCCAATGTAATGGCGATAGCTCCAACAGCAACTATCGGTTATATTAACGGAGTTGAACAGAGTATAGAGCCCAACTTTTCGGTATTATTTGTTTATGAAAACAAAAGTGGTAATTTCTATATAACAAATGAACATTTCATAAAAGACATGAAAGAAAAAGGTATTTGGAATGCGGAGATGTCTTCTTTTATAAAAAGCATAGACGGAGACTTGTCTTTAGCAAGCGAAAATATCCCAGAAGATCTTAAGGAAAAATATAAAACTGCATTCGATAGAGATATGTTTAAACTTATAGAATGTAATTCTTCTCGCCAAAAATGGATAGATCAAGCTGTCAGTTTTAATCTTTATAATAAAACTACATCTTTAAAATACTTAAATGATATTTACTTTGCTAGCTGGAAAGCTGGATTAAAAACTACATATTATTTGAGAAATAGAGCGGCAAGTAAAGTGGAGAAGTCTAATAAAGAAAATTCTAAAGAAGTAGAGAATGATGAACCTTCTGCATGTAGTATAAATGCTATGCAATCTGGCGAGAGCTGCGAATCATGTCAGTAAAAAACGATGCTGCAGGTGTTTTTGTTGTAAGTGAAAACAAAATTTTATTAGTAAAAAGGTCTGAAATTTGCCCTATTTCAAAAAATAAAATTTCATACGGCGGGTATTGGTCTTTTTTGTGCGGTTCTCAAGAAGATGGGGAGGCTAGCATTGATTGCGCAATAAGAGAATCTTACGAAGAGGCTCGTATAAAAATAAAACCAAGTTCTATTGAATATTTTTCTAGCATTTGCAACTCTTCTGGGTGGAATCTTCATATTCATTTTGCGGAGCTAAGAAAAACCCCAAAGGTTAAATTAAACTTTGAGCATGTTGCTTATTTATGGTGGGACATTGGCTCTCTTGATTCCTTTCCTTACAAAAAAGAAGAAAAACTTTGGGGGGAATTAAAAAAATATGTTGAAAAAAATAACAACTAGTATACTATACACAAGAAGGACAACCCAAAAAATAATATGATTGAATTTTATAATGTAAGAAAAAAAGCTAAAGTAAGTGTTGACGAATCTAAAGTGGAAAAGAAAACTTATGAAAGAACTTCGAAAGCTGGAAAAAAGACCACTAGATATGCTTTTGCTGCTGTTGATGAAGATGGAACAAAATTGACTAAGTTTTGCAGTAAAGAAGCTTTCGACAGCATTTAAACTGTAATGGGTCCTATCCTAAATACTGTTTTAGGTGCGGGGATAAAACTCGCTTGCAACCTCGTAAATGCGTGGTTGGAGCAAAAAAGGCAAGATCAAATGATGCTTGCCTTAAGAGACGAAAAGATGTTTGAAGCTATGGCTAAGAATCAAGCCTCGCAAGCTTCAGATCCTTTTGTAAAAGTAACTCGTAGAATTTTATTTATGAGTATTACTTTTACATTATGCTATCTCATGATTTACTATGCTCATAATCCATATATAACTTATGATATCATAGTGCCAAGAGGTGAAAATTCCAAGTGGGGGTTTTTTAGTTGGATTGTTGGTGGAAAAGATTGGGAGGTTGTCACCCTGACAGGCGGGTTAATGCTTAGCTCTTTTATAGATTTATGCTTCATGGTTGTTGGATTTTACGCTATTCCTAGCAAGAGGCGCTGATTTCGTGTAATATCTCACATGAACCTTCAGGAATTAAATAACACAATACACCAAGCTTCTAAATCTGAATTTATCTCCAAGAGAGCTACTTGGGTCACTACTGCAAAAAACTTACTGAACGGAGCTTCTGAAGGGGATATAGAATATTTCGAGAACCATACAGGTAGAGAGCTTTTTAGAAAAGCTAATCTTTTTGGTGATAATGGTTTTATACAAGACAGTTTTGATGAAGGTTTTAGACCATCAAGATTCAACCCTAAGTCAAATTCATTAAGCGGAAATATTATTTCGTGGTATGATGCGGCAGACCCTCGATCTTATGAATTAAATTCAGATGGAAGAATTTTGAGTGCTAATGATAAATCTGGCTCTTATGATCTTGCCCCTAGCAAGGGGATAGATAGATCACCAACAATTGATAAAATAAAATTTGATGATGGTGGGTTTAGAAATGTTTTCTTTTATGACAGAGGAGTCAGCCATGATAATTGTACATTTAGAAGTTATGGTTTTTCTCACGATTTCACTTCTGGTGAATTAAATATACTGATGGTTTTACATCATATGAAATCTAATCTAGGAGATACTGATTCTCAAGATTTTATTTTTGAAGCGGCTCAAAATGGAGTTCATAATTCTGGAACTCCTAGATTCTTTTTGAGAAAAGGCGGCGAAAGCGGAGCAAATCCTGCTTACTCTAATGCGGGATTAGGCAACGCATTTAATTTCACTGAGACTGAGGCTGGAAAACAATTTGATAACCCAGTAAATTTATTGTTAAATTTTCACATTAAAAATGGTAAACAAATCTCTCGATTAAATGGTGCAGAAATTAAGACAACCACTAGAGCTTCTGTTCAAAATGTAACCAATGAAGAAACAGGTAATGGAGGGATTTTTTGGGGAAGTAATATCCATGGGGGACAAACTTTAGAAGGAGGATTCGGAGAAATTATATTGTATGATGATTTTGCACAAGATGGAGAGTTTTTAGAATCTTATCTTGCGAAAAAGTGGGGTTTCGATATTCCCACCATAAAACATTTTAAAACTTTTGTATAGCTTGTGGACTTGATACTTTGTTTCTTAACAATATTCTCTTCTATTTTTGCTATTTCATTCTATTTAAAATTTAAAAAAACTTTTAAATATTTAAAAGGTATAGAAAATGATAATTTTTTAATCGAAGCTAGATTTAAAGATTTAGAAAAAAATTTAGAGCTAAAAGAAAGTCAGCATAGAATTAGTATGGAATCATTAAAAGAATCTTTTAATCATGAAAGAAATTCTATGGAGGAAAAGAAGAGAGAAATACAAACTAAAGAAAAATATTTTGAGGTTTCTATAGCAAAGATTACAGAAGATTTGGAAGAACAAAGAGGTTTAAAAACTAAAGTCACCTCTCAGAAAAAAAGTAGTGAAGTCAGGCTTGGTCATATTGCAGAAACACTAGCCCCTTTCTTAGATCAATTTGAATTCGAGCCAGAAGAATGTAGCTTTCTAGGTCAGCCGATTGATTATATTTCTTTTGGTCAAGATGAAGTTACATTCATAGAAGTCAAAAGCGGCAAAAGTCAGTTAAGCACTAAGCAAAGAAAAATTAGAGATCAAATTTTAGATGGAAAAGTTGCTTGGAAAGAAGTTCGTATAAAATAAATACAGCTTGACTTGAACCTTAATATGCGTTATAGTCGTTATATTAATAATTATGAATGATAAATCAACAAACCTTTTAGGTAAAGATGTAGCTGGAGTCAACCGAATCTTACCTCACAAACATAAATTTGCATGGGATTTATTCCTAAAAAGTTGCGCAAATAATTGGATGCCTACGGAAATATCTATGCAAAATGATATAGCTCAATGGAAAAATAATGAAATTACTGAAGATGAAAAATTACTTGTCAAACGTTGTCTTGGATTTTTTGCTGGAAGCGAGTCTTTGGTTGGTAACAATTTGCTTCTTTCTGCCTTTCGATATATTACGGATGCTGAGTGTCGCCAGTACATCCTTCGTCAAGCTTTTGAAGAAAGCCTTCACAACCTTACGATAGTTTATATATGTGATAGTCTAGACTTAGACATAGATGAAGTGTTTGCTGCTTATGAGACGATACCAAGTATAAAAGCTAAAGATGATTTCTTAATGGAAATCACTAATGATATTACTAGTGTAGACTTTCAACCTCACACAAAAGAGGGTAAACAAGACATACTTAGAAACTTTTTAACATATTGGGTCGTCTGCGAAGGCACTTTCTTTTTTAGTGGTTTTGCTATGTTACTAGCTCTCGGCAGGCAAAATAAACTTCAAGGAATTTCTGACCAAATAAAATATACTCTACGAGACGAAAGTTCCCATATATCATTTGGGATATATTTAATTAATACATTAATAGAGCAAAACCCATCGATATGGACTAAAAAAATTCAAGACGAATTTGTGGATCATATTAAAAAAGCGGTTGATCTTGAAATTGCGTATGCTCATGACGTTCTTCCAACAGGAATATTAGGTTTAAACGCGGAGATGTTCATAGATTACATGCATTATATAGGCAATAGAAGGTTGGAGGCTATAGGTTTAGAATATAGATTTCCTAGCGATAAGAACCCATTCCCTTGGTTGGGTGAGGCTGTAGATGTTCAAGCGATGGGTAACTTTTTCGAACGCAGGGTTAGGGAATATCAACAAAGCGGTTCTTTGGAAGATGATTTTTAAAAAATCATAATGTTGAGAACAAAAGACAAGGCGACTGTTGTAATATCTTATTTAAGGTCTTGTTCATTCAGAGAAAAAAATTTAAGATTAGTCCTTTCTTTACTTAATCAAACAAATATACCAGTTGTCGTCGTTGAGCAAATAAACGAAAATAATTCTAAAAAAATAAAAGTAATAAGTGGTGAAAAATTAACACATATTTCTTACTTTTGCAAATCAGTTTTTCATAAATCTAAATTGTATAACATTTCAGTTGATTATGTTAAAACAGAATATGTTTGGTTCTTAGATGCCGATGTTATCTTACCTTTCGAAGATATAATATCTAGAATATCTTCTCAAGAATTAATAAGACCTGTTGGTGGTGTATATCTCTTAAACAAAGAAGACAGTTTAAAAGTTATAAGTAATAAAAGCATAGATATATCAGAAAAACAAGCATGTAAATATTTTGGAAAACATTCTTTTATAATAAAAAAATCAAGCTTGATTAGTTGTGGGATGTTTGATGATAAATTTCTTGGATGGGGATGGGAAGACTTAGATTTTGTTCAAACAAAAGCTTCCCACATAGACCCTTTTGTCTTTGAAGACTTAAAAGGTTTTCATCTCTTTCACCCTCCTGCTGGACGAGAAAACGAAAGAGCTAATTATAATGTTTATATAGAAAACAAAAAATCAAGAAAACAGCTCAGCTATTGCTTTGTCATAAATAGTTGCTATTCGATAAATAGTAACGATTTAAAATCCATATTAGATACAAATAGAATAAACGAACGGGCCATAAATTTTAATTTTGTTTTTTTTGGAGACGATATTGATATTAGTTGGATTGATTTTTCATTAAGTGAGGATATTAGATCAAGTTATGTATCTATATTTAGGTATAAAAATGTTAAAGATAAAATTCGCATGATTAATAGTTGTATTTACTCAAGCCAAGGAAAAATATTTTCATATTTTGATGATTTTAATAAAGTCTCTAGTTCTAATATCATTCGCCCTAAAATAACAAACGAAATAATCTTAACAATGCAGGGTGGTTCTGTAGATTTTTATTCAAATAAAAATAATACATTATTTGCTTACAACAGGTCCGACTTTAATTCCTTTGGAGGTTTTAGTGAAAATATAAAAATCAATGACTCTTCTTTTAGCGGATCATACTCTAAGGTTAAAGGGAGATACAATAACAAAGAGGATTTAATGTATTTCGATGTGGAAAAGAATTGCTTTCTCAGCGTTTGAGCTTGACTATTAATCGATATCTAGTTATAGTATTTTATAAAATGAAACTTAAGCAAGGAGAAAAAAAGTCCATAATATTAAAACTACTCTATGAGCCTAAAAATAATAAAAGAAATTTCTGGGCAAGGGAAATTAAATTCTTAAACGAACTTTACGAGCTTTTCCCCGACATGGACTTCTGGAAACTTTTAAATTTTAAAAAAAAATACGATTCACTTCTTTTTTTGAAAGGCGATTATGGGTTGAGGACTTTAAAGCGTAAATTTCTAGAATTTTCATACGTTATACCAGAAAACAAAGAAGTCATTATTGGAGATAAGTCAGGAAAAGATTACGGAAAAATAATAAAACCAAAAACAATCAAACAATTTTTAACAAATGAGTGAAACATTAAAAAAAATAGAATCATTTCTGGAAGCTAAAGAAAACAAAGGTTTTCATTATAATAATTACGAAGAAGAGCATTATAAAATTTCATCAGGTAGCATTAATCTTGATTTAGCTTTAGGAGGAGGTCTGCCTTCTGGAGCACATCGCTTTACAGGAGTAAATGAGGGTGGCAAAACTAGCTGTGCCTTGACGGTAGCAAAGAACTTTCAAGAACATTTCGGCAAGAAAGGTATGGTAATTTATGTCAGAAGCGAGGGTCGTCTTTCTCCAGAAATATTAGAAAGAAGTGGTATCAATACAGATAAGGAAAGTTTTTTTAGATTTGATTGTAATGTTTTTGAAAAAGTTTTCCAATTAATAAGGATGCTGGTTGAGGAAAATGATGATAATAAAAAATATTTATTTGTTATAGATAGTGTCGATGCTTTATGTAGAATTGGCGACATCGATAAACCTTTTGATGAAAGCGAACAGGTTGCTGGAGGAGCTTTAGTCACTTCTGTTTTCTTGAAAAAAATGGTTTTACCTATAACTAAAATGGGTCACATGATGATATTAACATCTCAAGTTAGAGTAGAAGTTGCAACTAATCCTTATGCTAGCAGGGGCGGTCCGAAGGTAAAACAAGCAGGGGGTAATGCAGTGAAACACTATTCAAATTTTATCCTAGAATTTCAAGAAAGATATAGCTCTGATATTATTTTCCCAAACCCAAGTGCATCAAAGCTTGAAGACAAAGGTCAACCTATAGGCCATTTTTGTAAAATAATTTTCAGGAAAAGTATTAATGAAAAAACGGGTGCAGTAGTTAGGTATCCTATAAGATATGGCAAGACCAAAGGAAATAGCATTTGGATAGAAAGAGAAATTATAGACATGATGAAACTGTGGGGCTTCATAGAGCAGAAAGGGTCTTGGATATCTTTTGATCAAGAAATAATCGATCTGGCAAAATCTAAAAAAATAGATTGTCTAGAAAAAATACAAGGGGAGGCTAAATTAGTACAATTCATAGAGGATAATAAAGAATTTGCTGACTTTATATTAGAACATATCACCTCTAACTTTTAAATGAAATTTAAAACGCTTCACGGAAATTTAAAAAGAGTCGCAAAGATAAGAAAATATATAATTGACTGGGAGGCTAAAAGCAAAAGTAAAATACAATTCAGCACAAAGCAATTTCTTAAAAAATATTGGGAAAACCATGTGGTATTTGAAGAGTTTCCTGTCGCAGGAACTAGACTTAGCTTAGATTTTTATAATGCGACAAAGAAAATATCTATAGAAGTTCAGGGAGCTCAACACAGGAGATATGTTAAATTTTTTCACGGAGGTCATAAAATGAATTATATGGATCAGCTAAGAAGGGATCAGCAGAAACGAGAGTTTTGTGAATTAAATGATATTAAGTTGGTCGAAGTTTATGACAACGACACTCTAAGCGAATCTCTTTTTGAAAAGTTTGGAATTAATTTATAGTGTATATATTATATAACACTATACAATGAAAGATTCATTCAATCCAGAAAGCGAGTTTAAATTCCAAATCCCTAAAGAATTTCTTGATAAATTATATGAATTTACAGGAGGTGCGGAAGGAAACTCTGGTTTTGTTTTAAGTTATGTAGACGATCAAGGTAAGGCTATGGTATATTGCAGGGCTAGTTCTCAAATAATAGAAATGGGATTAAGAAAAAGTCTTGAAAAGTATTTAATACAGATGGAAGAAGGTGAAACTTCTTTAGACATCTCAGAAAACCAAGATTGAACTTGACTTTTAAGTTCTTATATGTTAGCATTAATGAATGCGATTATATAATTACGACTTAGAAGCACACTTGCTCAGTGGATTAATACAATTTCCAGATATTTTTTTTGAAATATCTGCATTTGTCTCTGAAAAAGATTTTTACTCAGAATATAGTAGTGTTAATAAATCTATATTTTTAATAACAAAGTCTTTCATAGAGGAAGGTAAACCTTTGGACGAGGTCTTGATAGCGGAAAAAATAAAACTATTGGGAATTAAATTCGAAGAGGGTCTTGACTGCCTTGAATATATACAAGGTCTCGTTATGAGAAAGATCGGTCAAAAATCAATAATACAAACGGCAAAAGAGCTAAAACTCCTTACTGTTAGAAGAGGCATTTGTGATGTTGGCAAGGATTTAAATAAATCCATGCAGTCAAGTAATGCCGATTCATATCAAGAGATAGTAGAAATTGCAGACAAAATTTACCACGACAATATTAATGTTTATGAATCAGGAGAAGGTGCTCCTCAAAACATTTACGAAACAATGGAGGAGATAATTGAAGAAAGGGGAGATAACCCAATTGATGACTTTGGTCTTGAAGGGCCTCACCAAAGACTTCATGAGATTTATGGATCCTTACTTAGGCCAGGAAATATAACTGTGATTGTCGCTAGATCTGGTATAGGCAAAACTCAATTTTGCATGGATTTCTGCACTAAAGTCTCAGCTATGAATGATCATGTTCCTGTGCTCCATTTTGATAATGGAGAAATGAGCCTTGAGGAATTAACCATGAGGCAGTGTGCAGCTTTATCTGGAGTTCAATTAAGCTTGCTTGAAACTGGAAGGTGGAGGCAGGCTGGAGATGAGGTTGTTAATAAAATAAGAAAAGTCTGGAAAACAATAAAATCTATGCAATTTTATTATTATAATTGCGGTGGTTTATCAACAGAAGAAATGGTGAATGTAATAAAAAGGTTTTACTATTCAAAAGTCGGAAGAGGAAATCAGATGGTTTTTAGTTTTGATTACATAAAAACAACTTTCGAAAAACAGTCTAATAAAAACGAATGGCAAATCGTTGGCGAAATGGTAGATAGGTTTAAAAAACTTATATCAAAAGAGATACTGCAAGACAGCAAGCCTTTAATATCAATGATAACAAGTGTTCAGATGAATAGGACAGGAACAAGTAGAAATAGAAGCTCAGATAACATAGTAGAGGATGAGACGGTAGTTTCCTTGTCAGATAGAATAACTCAATTCTGTTCTCACATGTTCTTGTTAAGAGGCAAAGAGCCAGCAGAAATAGCTGAACATAGTAATTTCGGAACACACAAATTGACGAATATAAAATCTAGGCATTTAGGGCAAGACCCAATGGGAGAGATTCAACCAGTTCGAATGGCTGATGGTGGCTTAAGAAGGAATTATGTAAATTTTGATTTTAATAACTTCAACATAACGGAAAGAGGGGATTTGAGAGATTTGGTTGAGCATTTAAGAGTTGAAGGAATCAGCCCAGAAGAAGATGGAGAAGATTCCTTACCTTCTTTATTTAACGACTAGGAATACTCATGCTTGATATTGAAAACACCCTCTTATCTTTGGGGTATAAACTTAACGATAGAGGTCCATACTGGCAGACTAATGCGGTATTCAGGCAAGGGGACAATCAAACAGCAATACAAATTTATAAAAATAGCGGGGTTTGGAAAGATTATGTAAATCAAACACCATATATGCCTTTTAAGAAGCTTATTCAATTAACAGTGGGCACAAATGATGATGATATAGCGTCTGGATATATAAAAGAAATTAATCAATTGGATTTTTCCTCCTACAATCCCCTAAAAGAAAGAGTTACAATGGAAAAAACATATAATAAAGATTGCTTAAATAGGCTTTTACCCCATTATGATTTTTATGAGAAGCGCGGCATCTCTAGTAAAACTTTATCTACCTTTCAAGCAGGGTTATGTACTGAGGGGAAAATGTACCAGAGGTTTGTTTTTCCAATATACAACAAGCAGAATAAAATACATGGTTTTTCTGGTAGATACATGGGCGTTAGTGAAAACTCGCCTAAATGGAAACACATGGGAATAAAGAGTAAATGGTTATACCCTCATCATATTAGTCAAAAATTCATAACAGACTCGAAAGAAGTTATTCTTGTTGAGAGTATAGGGGATGTTTTATCTTTATATGAGAACGATTACAAGAATACGTTATGCTGTTTTGGTGCAGATATATCTCCATCCCTCTGCTCGTACCTTGTTCAATGTAATCCTTCTAAAATTTTCATAAGCTTAAACAATGACAATTCTAAAGATTTCAATGTGGGTCTTTTTGGTGCTGTAAAAATATTCTTCAAACTCTTTACTATGTTTGATTATGATAAAATTTTTATATGCTTGCCAGACAAAAATGATTTTGGAGATATGTCTATGTCCGACTTTGCTTCTTGGGATAAGAAAAGATATAGTATTAAAGGAAGTTCGCATTATAATAACATAGTAAGGCAAGCGGAAAAATTCTGCGAATCTAGAGATCAACCAGAAAGTTTTATTAAAAAAATTAAAAAATTTAAAAAGGAAATTAATAATGAGTGATTTATTCTTATCAGCTAGTAAAATAAAAACAGCACAGGGCTGCTCTTGGAAGTATTGGGCCAATTATGTATTAAAGTTGCCTCAAACTGGGAACGAAGGATCAAGCAGGGGGTGGATTTGCCATTTGATTTTTGAGCTATTAGGAGAGAAGAAGCACAAAAAACATTATAATGCAATAATAAAATCTGGAAGCATTAATTCGTCTAAAGCTGTTTATAGATTAATCAAGTACCATGCTAAAAAATTATTGGTTGCTGATGATGAAAACATGGAGTTGATGGATATGATGATACTGAAAGGTCTTTTGTATGATTTTTTTGGTGCAAAGAATAAAAAACCGACAAAAGGAATTTCAGAAGAATCTTTTGAGCTTAAAATATCGGAAGGGGGAAAGTCTTATAAGACTAGGGGTTTCATAGATAAGCTTTTTCTTTATGATAGAGGCAAGAAGGCTGTAATTAGGGATTTTAAAACCAGTAAGCAATTATTTAAAGGAAAAGAAATAACTGATAACTTGCAAAACTTAATGTATTGCTTGGCGGTAAGAAAACTTTATCCAAAAGTAAAAGAAATAGAGGTGGAGTTTTTATTTTTAAAATTCAATTTAGAGGAAGACTTGCTAGGAGTCCCAGGTCCTGGGGTTGTAAAAATGGAAAGAATTTCTGAGCAAGAATTAGAGGGTTTTGAATATCAACTTTCAACAATACAAAATTACTTAGAAAATTTTGACGAAAATGATGCAATGGGAGATTATGCAGCTAACCAAGAATACCCTTCCGATAAAACATTCGGAGGGCCTTTGATGTGCGGCAGAGAGGGGTTCAAGAAATCAAAAGGAGAATATGTGCTTACTGCAGATGGAAGCAAGATTCCTAGTTATATATGCGAACACAGGTTGCCTTTTAAATATTATGCAGTTTTGGACTCGGAAAACGAAATATTAAAAACATACAAAACCAAAAGCGATATAAAACTTAAAGAAGGTCAATCTATTGAAGAGAGGGATTACGAAGGCTGCCCCCATTTTAACAAAAGCAAACAAAGTTTTTTGGTGTAATTTAATTCATGGCGACTTTAAAAGATAAGGATAGCAATAATTTAATTTTTGTAAAAGGACATTTGCTTTTAAAAAAGAAAAGTAATAAAATAAAATTTAAAACAGTAAAGGTTTAATATGGGAGCTGGAATTAGACGGAATTTTGGAAGCAGGCAAGTTGGCAAAATAGGAAATACTACACCTAAAGTATTTTTCTCCAATCCTGCGGGTGAAAATTCGTTTGCTTCAGAGACTTACACAAATAAGTATGGTCAAAATACATTGCCCGAAAGTTTAAGAAGGCACGGGTATCCTGTTATAAAGAACGAATTAGCTCCCAAGCCTTTTTATGAAAAACAGGAAGTTAGATATCCAGCTAAAGACTTCCATGATCTGGGGTTTTTTAACGGATTTCCGTTTTTATTATCTAAAGAAATGGATCATTTGCATTGCCCCATGGATGAAGTTCAAATTGGTAGCGATTTTTCCTTTCTCCCAAGCGGTATTTCACAAAGAAACGCAACAAATGTTGTTGTTGATGTGTCTGACAATAATTCAAAGGTCTTGGGTGGTGGGTTTGACCTAGCTCCAGCAATTAATACTTTCACCCCAGAAACACACCCTAGGGTTGTTGCTAGTAATCATTATTGGAATCTTGCTTGTATAGAAACTGATTGGGCTATACATACAACAAATGCTCCAGCGACCTATGAGACAGGTTATTGTTATAATCCAGATGGCACATCAAGTAGCGGCATTCAGCTAGTGACCCAAGATTTTGAAGTTGTTGAGAGCTACAACGAAGAGAGTTTCCCCCCTCATATGAGGCAATATCTTGACCCAACTGGATCACGTCAAACTCAAAGCATTGATGAAGACGGTTTAATAGTTGGTTCTGGCCAGTCTTTTTCTTCTTGTTTTTTTCTTGGAGATAACACGGGTAATTATGCTAATGTTTTCTTCCCGTTAACAATACAGCCAGAAAACACAGGAGCTTTTGTTATTACTTTAGACGAGGGTGTGGCTGAGTATTTTGACGGTCACTCAGATTATTCATCAAAAAAAGCTTTTAATTGTAACATGATGTTTGATTTCAACATTCAAAGTAGAGACGAAGAAGGTTTTGAAAGAAACGCTATTGAATATCACTCATTCCCTACAAAAGCCTATATAATACCAGCAGCAGGATGGGACTTTGAAGTTATTTGTTCGAAAGTAAAAGGGATTTATTATCAATATGATTTTAATCCAGCAAAAAGATATGTTGGTGACCAAGCTAGTTATCGTAATTATAGACCAAAATCAGATGGGGATTTAAAATTAATACACCCAAGAACTACGACTAGAGATCGTGGGCACAATGACATCATTTATAATGGAACAAGTTACACACACATGCCTTTTGAGCCTGCTCCTTCTTGGGCTTCAAATGCATCTGATTTTATTTATGGAAATTATTTTAAATTAGAAAAAGATAAAACTTATTTAGATCCCAAGCAGGGTGAAGATGGAGATGATTCTATATATAGACAATCATTTACAGTATCAGGCTCTTACTCTACAGAAGGTAGTTACAATCAAACAAAACCTTTTGATGTTGTAACGGCAGAAGGAGCTACTAGAGAAAGGGATACTATTGTTATAGACGATAATGTAATAGTATCTCATTACGATAAAGAAAAAGAAATTCCAGTGATGCCTACTGTCTTTAAAATTGTTCCAGCGACTCATTTTACTAATACTCCCTATAAAGGCACTACTCCAAATTCTTATCCCAAAGGAGTTAATCCAAGGAAGTTAAAAGATAAGATGGGTAGACTGATAGAGGAGGAGGGGATAACATCGAGCAGAACTCTTAATGTTAAAATAGGAGATTTGGTAGTTCAAAAAGTTAGTAAAAACCCACAAGTAGGATGTGGTATAAGGAAGGCGGTTCCAGTGTCTGATAGTTTTCCAGGTTTCCAATCGACATCGCTTCCTTTTAAACGTCTAATCCGTTAATCAGATGAAAATAATAAATCAAATTTTAATCAATAGGAGGGGTAAATAATGCCCCCACCACCAGGAGGACCAGGAACAGGAGGAGGAGGAGCGGACGCCGCTCCAGAGGACGACGGCAAGGCGCCGTACTACGTGCCATTGCTCATACCCCCAGCCCCCACAACAGCGTCAGGCGGAGCGGTTCCCGCTTCTTCTGACCAAGACGATGCTACTGGAGATCAATCTGGAAGCTCTACCACCAGCAGTCCAATCTACCAGATTACCCCAACGCTTAAATTCGGCTCGATGAATCCGAATAACAGTAGAGGTTTTGGAATGAGTCTCGCGTTAATGAAACAAAAACAAATGACCTATAATTGGCAATCATGTAGTGCTAATAATGCTGGAAACAGAGGTGGCTCTAGCTATACTTACAATAGTCAGACCAGCAGAAAAAGCAACTATGGTATCTGTATTGGTGTTCAATATAGTTGGGACGATGCAGCTAGGGATATTGACGTAACTCTTTACGGAGAGGTTACCTTAATGCAAGATGAATTCGCGGACCTTGGCTTTGATGTTCCTGCTTTTGAGGTAGGCGTTGCCATCGGTTTTTAATTCTTAGCCATTACTTTAAAATCTAAAGCTCCGATATATTATATAATATATGCCAGCACCTATAATTAGTGAAGATGGAACATTTGAAAAAAGCAGCTCTTCTGCAACTCGCGCCAAATCCGTAGAAGATCCGATTGAACCTCCGCCAGTTATCTTTTTTCCAGACAGGGCTATAGAAAAATTAAAACAAACTTCTGATCATAGCGAAGGTTTAACCAACCCAACCTTTCATCAAACAGTAATGAGAAGTAAGTATCATAAAGAAACATATGGGCCTGATACATCACTTATAGTTCCAGAAGAATGACATACGCCTTACTACTCTCAGCTCTTTCCTTGTCAGCAATAGCTGCCTATTTTAGTATAATAGGTCTTTCTAATATATTTCCAGGGTCTATATATTCGATAATTACAATGGCTGTCGCTCTTGAGGTAGCAAAAATAATAGTTGCAGTCTGGGCTCATAGAAACTGGAAATCTATATCTATATTAACTAAATTTTATTTATGTTTCTCTGTTGTAACTCTAATGGGGATAACTAGTACTGGAATCTTCGGTTTCTTAAGTAAGTCTCATGTAGAGCATGGTGCTAGTTCTAAATTCATAAAACAAGAAATTTCAGAAATAGAAAGAAAGACTGCTCTCGAAGAAGAAAAGATAACGCGAGAAAGAGAATCTATTATCAAAAAAAATTCCTCTAAAGAAGAGGATTCAGAAACAAGATTAGAAATTAAAAAAACCTTAACTTCTGATATATCTTTAATATACTCAAGGTTAGATTTAGAGATAAATAATAACGCACTTGAATTAGAAAAACTAAGAGAAAGATTAAAAGGGTTAGACGGTTCTATGGATGACTTAAGAAATCAAAAACAAGGTTTCTTTTCTAGTAGTTCAAAAAAAATACAAGCACTTGAGCTTTCTCAAAAAGAGGAGAGAGATTTTATCTCTAGTGAAATTAAAAAAATAAGTGAAAGAAATTCTAAATCTAAAGAATCTGCCAATGCTAAAGTGGATTCTTTAAGGTTAAAAATTTCTGAGGCTCAAAACTCAAGACCCGAAACAAGCACTTCGGATTTAAACTTAATAGCAATTCATGAGAAAAATATAAAAGATGCTCTTTCGGCTATAGAATCCTTAAGTGTCCTTAAGTTTGATTTAGAATCAAAAAACATGGCAATAGAGAATGAGCTTGGCCCAATAAAATATATAGCGGAATTGATAGTTGAATTTGGAGGTCCAGAAGTAGGAACAGATAGGTCGATAAGAATTGTAATACTTTTAATAGTTCTAGTATTTGATCCTTTAGCTATTGTTATGATTATCTGTGCGTCTTCGGGTTTTATTACAAAGACTCCTAATCCCAAACCTAAACCAGAGCCTAAACCAGAGCCTAAGCCTAAACCAGAGCCTAAACCAGAGCCTAAACCAGAGCCTAAACCAGAGCCTAAGCCTAAACCTAAGCCTAAACCAGAGCCTAAGCCTAAACCAAAGCCTAGGCCAGAGCCTAAACCAGAGCCAAAGCCTAAGCCCAAACCAGAGCCTGATCTAGTTTGGATTTCAAACAGGGATCTTATCATAAAAGCTATCAAGGACAATAGCTACTCAAACGAACAGCTTCAATGGTTCTACAGGTGGGTTTATTCAGGCAAACCAGACACTCATAAAAACATGATAAGTGTTAAAAAGTTTAACTCTTTCACGGAAGAAGAAAAGCGAAAAATAATACTTGAATGCAAAGCTGCTATTCTAAAAAATGTTTATAGGCATAAAGATGGATATCAATATTTGGAAAAAATAATCGTCCCAAATATTGATTTTGACAAATAGGCTTGACTTTTATATAGGTTCCATGCTATGATATATACATGTTACCTTTATTTAAATCTGATTTTTCTATAGGGAAAAGTATACTTCGCTTGGATTTAAAATCAATTTCCGAAAAACCAGATTCCAGCATTTTCAATATTTTATCCGAAAACAGTTTATCAAAACTAGTATTGGTTGAAGACTCCATGATCGGATTTATGGAAGCTTTTAGTAACTGCAAAGAGTTAGGTATTGATTTAATATATGGCATCAAAATAACCGTGGCAGAAAATTTAGATCCTAAAACATCTCATAAAATTATAATTTTTGCTAAAAACGAATTCGGATGTAAGTCTTTAAGTAAAATTTATACTTATTCTCAGGTTGATGGTGGAGGTTTTATAGATTATAAAAATTTAAAAAAACTTTGGAGTGATAACCTTTTTTTAGCTATACCGTTTTATGATTCTTTTATATTTAATAACATTATGTATTTCAATGAATGTATTCCTGAGTTTTCTTTTGTTGAGCCAACCTTCTTTATAGAGTCGAACAATCTTCCTTTTGATGATTTAATAAAGACTCATGTTCTCAATTATTGTGAAGTTAATAAATTTAAAACAAACGATGTTAAAAGTATTTATTATAATAAAAGATCAGATTTTTCCGCCTATCAGACTTATAAATGTTTGTGCAACAGAGGTCCATCCACAAGATCGCTTAGCTTGGAAACCCCTAATTTGAACCACTGCTCTAGTGATGAGTTTTGCTTTGAAAGTTATTTAGATCATGAAAGCTCTTAAATACTCAGATATATGCTTAATACCTAATTACAGTGAGGTTCATAGTAGAGCTGACTGCGATACTTCCATAGATTTATTTGGTAAAAAATATTTACTACCAATTATCCCTGCAAATATGAAATCGGTAATAGATATGAACATTTCTAAGTGGATGAGTTCTCATGGTTATTTTTATATTATGCATAGATTTGATAGCAACTTGTCGGACGATGTAGCCTTAGCAAATTCTGAAGGCTGGGATACAATATCTTTTAGTGTTGGTGTAAAACTCAAAGATAAGCTTGAAATAACCAAAATCTCAAAGTGTTCTAATTTAAGAGTTGACTTTATCACTATAGATATAGCTCATGGTTATTGTCAAAGAATGAAAGGGATGATTAATCACATAAAAAAACATTTACCTAAGACAAGAATTATTGCTGGTAATGTGGCTAGCTCATGTGCGGTTAAAGAGTTGGCTAATTGGGGGGCAGACATAGTTAAAGTCGGAATAGGTCAGGGCTCTCCATGTACTACTAAAGATAAAACTGGATTTACTATGCCTATGTTTACATGCGTTCAAGAATGCTCTAATGTTATATCAGATAATAGAACATTTGTTCCAATAATTGCTGATGGAGGAATAAAATGCAACGGAGATATAGCAAAGTCTCTAGTTGCTGGAGCTAGGATGGCTATGGCTGGAGGTTTATTTGCCGCTTGTACAGATAGCCCAGCAGTTACAAGTACTATTAATGATGTCCCTCACAAAGCATACTTTGGTTCTGCGAGTGCAGAAAACAAAGGTCACAGTAATAATATAGAAGGAAGATTAACAAACATTACTTGCAATAGCATGACTATAGGCGAAAAGTTTGGCGAAATAACTCAAGACTTACAAAGTTCCATAAGTTATGCTGGTGGAAGCTCTTTGAAATCATTAAAAGAAGGGGTTAAATACAGAGAAATATTATGAATAAGCAAAAAGTATCACAAATAAAAAAGATAATTAACTACGACCCTTCTATAAAAGAACATAAAAGGATGCTAAGAAGACTTAAAAAAGAATATCAAAAACTTCCTAAAGGAAGCAAGGTTAATTTAATAGAAGACTTAAAGAAAACTTTTAAAACAGAAGATGAATGAAGAATTATTAAGATTTAAAAAGAATCAAAAGTATTTAATATTTGATTATGAAACATGTAATTTGAACCTTAATCATTACAGTAATAAGCCTTGGCAGTTAGGGTTCATTATTGCAAAGGGCAGTAAGGTAATAAACAAGTATGATTTCTACTTAAGTTGGGATGATTTAAAAATGTCTAAAGAAGCAGAAAGAATAACTCAATTTTCTAAATCCAAATACGACAAACTAAAGCAAGACTCAAAAAAATGTTTAAATGAATTTGAAAAATATTTATATGATGAAGAGTATTTAATTGTAGGCCACAATATTCTTGGGTTTGATGTTTATATGCATAACATACATAGAGCGTTGCTTGGGTTAAAATCAGACTACTCTTATATAAATAGAATTTTAGATACTAATTGTTTGGCTAGAGGCATAAAAAATGATATTGCTTTCTCTAAAAACGACAGTATAATAAGCTATCAATACAAACTTCATCACTTGAGAACTAGAGGTATAAAAACTAATTTAAAACAACTTTGCAAAGATTACTCGTTAGAGTTTGATGATAAAAAACTTCACGAAGCTCTTTATGATGTTGAAAAAACTTTTGAAGTATTGAATAAGATATTATGGCAGCTAGAGATTTAAACAATAAATTTTACGAAAACTTCTCTTCGTATGAAGGTTGTATTCCTCCAGGAGTTAGATTGCCAGAAATCATAATAGATGATAAGTACTATAATGATTTAAAAATAAAACCTAAATCAATATCCAACTTCAATTTTTTAAAAAAAATATGTACAGAAGGTTTTAAGTTAAAAAATATAGATGAAAATAATAATATTTATTTAAATAGGCTAAACTCAGAGCTTAATACGTTAAAATCTCTTGGTTTTATAGATTACATCTTACTCAACTGGGATATAATAAATTATTGTCATATTGAGGGTATTCCAACAGGCCCTGGAAGGGGCTCCGCAGCAGGCTCTCTAGTTTTATTCTTAATAGGTGTAACAAAAGTAGACCCAATTAAGTATGAACTTTTCTTTGAAAGGTTTGTCTCAAAAAGCAGGGCAAAAAAGACAGAAAAAGATGGAATTGTTTATTTGGATGGAAGCTTGCTGGCTGATATAGATAATGACATTGCTTATGAGCATAGGCAAAAAGTTATTGAATATATAGAAAAAAAATACCCATCAAGAACTGCTAAAATTTTAACACTTAATACTCTTAGCGGAAAGCTTTGCGTTAAAGAATGCGGGAAAATTGCTGGGCAAATGTCTGAACAAGAGGTTAATGTAATTAGCGACATGATCCCTAAAGAGTATGGAGTAGTAATGAAGCTAGGTAAAGCGATTAACGAAAGTGAAAAATTTAAAGAATTCTCTCAGAAAAATGAAGCAATATACGATATTTGTTTAAAGATAGAAGGTTTAAAGAAAAACGTGGGAGTGCATCCTTCTGGAATAGCTATATCCTATGATAAGATTTCGGAAATATGTCCGTTACAAAAAACGAATGATGGCTCCCTCGTTAGCGGTTATGACATGAATTGGGTCTCTGAGTTAATGGTGAAGTTTGATATATTAGGCTTACGTACTTTATCCGCAATTCATCACACTTGCCGATCTATAAACATAGAACCTGGCGATATAGACTTATCTTCCGATAAAATATTTGCTCACTTATCTAAGTTAGAAAATCCTCATGGATTGTTTCAGATAGAAGCTAGTGCAAACTATATGGTTTGTAAAAAAATAAAACCAAGGAGCTTGGAAGAGCTTAGCGCTGTAATTGCTATAGCGAGACCAGGAGCTATGGATTTTGTTGACCATTACCAGAGATATGTAGAGACTGGTAACTCACAAAGTATTCATCCCTTCTTTGATGATGTTCTGGGCTATACAGGAGGAATACCTCTATACCAAGAGCAGTTGATGAAAATGGCTGTAAAAGTCGGCTTCAGTCTGGAAGAGTCAGAAGAATTGAGGCGTATAGTTGGAAAGAAAAAGGTAGATCAAATGCCTAAATGGAAGAAAAAGATAGATAAAAAAGTAAAAGAAAAAAATCTTGATCAATCTGTGTCTGATATTTTATGGAAGGTAGCTGAAGATAGTGCTAACTATTCATTTAATAAAAGCCACTCAATATCTTATTCTTTTTTGGCGGCTTGGACTTGTTATTTAAAATTTAATTTCCCACAAGAGTTCTTTTTAAGCTTACTTAGGATGACTAAATACGAACCCAGTCCTCAAGAAGAGATAAGTAAAATAAGCCAAGAGTTATCCTTCTTTGGGATAGAGTTGCTTCCTCCAGATCTAGCTTTATCGGACATGGACTTCTCTAAAGAGGGAAAAAACATTAGGTTTGGGCTGAATAGTATAAAAGGCATAAGTGAGAAATCTTTATCTTATTTGAAAGACTTTAGATCATCAAATCAACCTAATAAATATGAAACTTTTATGTCGGCAAAAGATTCTGGTTTAAATATAGGAGTTCTTTCTGCGTTGATACAAGCAGGAGCTTTGTCTTCTTTTAAAACCAATAGACCTAGGTTAGTTCTTGAAGCACAGGTTTTTAACCTTTTAACCGACAGAGAAAAAAGAAATTTCACTTCGATTGGCGATGAGTATAGTTTTGATATATTAAGCTCTATTGATGTTGCCGTAAAAAATCAAAAGGTAGGTGATGACGGCAAACCTATAATTAAACCTTCAAGATTTGAGACTTTGAAGAAAAAATACCAGTCTTACAAAAAAATATATGAGCAAAATAAAAAATATGAAGACTTTGCTAATTGGTATTTTGAAAAATCTTTACTTGGATTTAGTTATAGTAATGAGTTAAGAAACTGTTTTGGTAATAATAAAAATTTAAAAAATTCGCTAGATGTTTACTCGGCAAGCAAGGGTGATAAGATAAAATGTATAGCTGTTGTTGAAGATTCCTTTTCTAGAAAAAGTAAAAATGGAAATGATTACTTAAAACTAACATTAAGTGATGAATTCGGGAGGTATGATGCTATATTGGTTGACGGTAGGTTTAAAAATTTTACTAAATTTAAAAATAAATCTAAGATGCCAGAAAAAACAAGTATAGTTATATTTTTAGGCTCAAAAGGAGAAGATATTATCTTCTTAGAAGAACTTTCTATTGTCGATGAAAAAATTTATATGAAACTGTCCGATTTAAGATAAATGAATAAATTCAACTTAACCCCTAGGGTTCAAAAAATAATCAACCTGTCCAGAGAAACTTCTCTGAATTTAAACTCAACAAATATTTGTTTAAACCATCTCCTTCATTCTATTTTGGATACGGATCAATCAACTATACTTAACTTTTTTCAAGATTTAAATATACCACTAGAAGATTTTAAAATTTTTGTATACAACGAAATTGATAATGATTTCGAAGACACCGCTGCTGCAGATAAAAAACCTTCTGTTTTTTGTTCTGACTTTAAGGAGGTTTTTACTTCAGCTAAGGATTTCTCTGAAGAGTTAGATCACAACTATATAGGGGTTGAACATTTATTTTATGTCCTACTTACCTTTGATGCTTCTCCTCTACCTGGCTTCTTAAAAACTTTTGATGTTGACCTAAAGAAAGCGATTAAAAAGTTGAGGAATTTTTTCTCCACTGGGGAGTGGAAACAGAACAGGATTCCTAAAAACTTCGAATCCACCCCTCAAACAAAAGACCCATCCAGTTCAACAAATTTAGAACTTTATGCTAAAAATTATAATATATTAGCACAACAAGGTGCTTTTGATAAAGTAATAAGTAAGGAACAAGAGATAGAAAAAATATCTGAAATATTATGCAGAAGAAATAAAAATAATCCCATATTAGTAGGACCTCCAGGTACTGGAAAAACTTCTCTTGTAGAGGGGCTTGCTCAATCAATAGTAAATGGAAGTTGTACTAATTTTTTGGGAAATAAAACCATTTACGAAATTGATCTTGCTGGAATAATAGCTGGGACAAAATATCGTGGTCAATTTGAAGAAAGAATAAAAGGTATTATCCAAGAGGTCGAATCAAACCAGAATATTATTTTATTTATAGATGAAATACATACAATAATAGGTGCTGGTGCTGCTGAAGGAAGTATGGATGCTGCAAATATACTTAAACCAGCTTTAGCTAGAAGCAGAATAAAGTGCATTGGAGCTACCACCCCTAAAGAATACAAAAAATTTACTACAAAAGACTCTGCCTTAGAAAGAAGGTTTGAAAGAATAGAGATAAACCAGCCATCACAGACTCAAACATACAAAATTATTAATGGAATCATCGAGCAATATGAAAAATTCCATCATGTTTCTTATAGAAAAAATTCTATAAAATTAGCTGTTGATATGTCGGTCAGATATATACCAGATAGACAGCTCCCAGATAAAGCTATAGATATAATAGATCAAGCGGGAGCAAAAGTTAAAATGAAAAACTTCACAAAACCTCAGTCGGCAAAAGATCTAGAGGAACAAATAGAGTTGTTGATGCTGGAGGAGGATAATGCAGAAAGTACTGATAATAAATTTGCAATGAAGCAGGATAAGTTGATAGAGAAATATAAATCTGTTTTAGATAAATGGGCTAGTAAATACGAAAAAACAAGATTCTTTGTTACTAAAGAGGATATCTTTGATGTGATCTCTTCTAGAACTGGAATCCCCGTAGGAAACTTAACCCAAAAAGACTCTGAAAAACTCATAAATTTAAGCAAATCTTTAAACAAAACAGTCTTCTCTCAGGAAGAAGCTGTGCTAACAATTTCAGATTGCTTAATTAGATCAAAAAGTGGTCTTTCTGATGAGAATAAACCAATGGGTTCCTTTTTGTTTTTGGGTCGAACAGGTGTAGGTAAAACATATTTAGCAAAAACAATCGCTAAAGAATATTTTGGGAGCGAAGATAATTTAATACATATAGATATGTCAGAATACTCTGAAAAGATAAACATATCAAGGCTCATAGGGTCAGCTCCTGGATACGTTGGTTACGATGATGGAGGGCAACTTACAGACAAGATAAAATTAAAACCTTACTCAGTTTTATTATTTGATGAGGTTGAAAAAGCTCACCCTGAAGTTTTAAATATATTGCTTCAGTTGCTTGAAGAAGGTAGGTTGACTGACAACTTCGGAAGGCTATCTGATTTTAGTAATTGTATAGTTATAATGACTGGAAATATTGGAGCCCTCAACTTATCAAAAGGGGGGTCCTTCGGCTTCAACCAGACCTCAAGCTCAGATGGAATAAGGTTAAAAATTAGAGAAGAGGCTGAAAAAACATTAACACCAGAGCTTATAAACCGACTAGATGAAATTGTAGTTTTTAATGATTTCGACAAAGATCAATTAAAGAATGTTTTAAAATTAAAAGTAAAAGCCTTGCAATTAAAACTAAAACAGAGTAAGATAGAATTGATTGTATCGGAAGAGGCTATGGATTACATGACAGACCTTGCTCTTAAAGAAGAATTAGGAGCCAGACCAGTAAAAAGAATATTGCAAAAAAAAGTTGAAAACATAGCATCTAGATGGATTATAATCAATAAAACTGGCACATTAAAAATAAACAAAGAAGATATAAATGACTGAAGAAATCAAACAAAATGTAACTGAAAAGTATCAACTATCAATTCTTAAAGACCGAATTGTTGAGTATAATAAAATTGACGATTCCTATGTAGCTAGAGAATGGGACATTCATTCAGATGTTGAGAGTCTTTGTAAATTCCTTAAAAAAAATAAGGTAACTGGCTTTTCGGAATCGAAAATAAGCACTGTAATTCAAAAAGGTAGTAATAAACTGGTTCAACTTGTGTTGGTTCCAAATTATGCGGATCCTCTGGAGGAGCTTCTTTTTAATTCTCGTAAAGAGGTAGAGGATTACATTAAATCTAAGGGCTTAAAGCCTAGCTCTAGCATTGCTCCAG